CACAGCTTAACGAACTGCTCATGGCTGCCAACATCCATGGCCACAACACCGTTAAATACGCCGACGTGCGCCGCGTCACAGGCGAACTCGTTACGGTCGATGCGCTTGGTAACCCGTCAGTCAACGAAAAGGTGCTTAACCAGCTTCTCGATATGGCGCGTATACCGATGGCAGACTTCCGGGACGGGTTTGACATGGCGCGGTTCGCCGGTGTCCCCATGACCAAGGAAGAAATCGACGCGGTAGACGCCAAGTATGATGCGCTTATTGCTGCCGCCACAACTCCTGAGGCTGCTCAGAAGCTCAAGAAAGAGAAAGCGGATATCCTCAAGACGCGTAACCGGGACGAAGTTCTGCCTATGCCGTTCAAGGGCATCCCCGGCCTGACCGAAGACAGCAAGTTGTGGCGTGCGTATAAGGAGCACTTTGACAACGGCCAACAGAGCGCCATGGTCCACGCTGCCATCCAGCACGTTATCGCTGATATCGGTGGTGCCAAGGTCAAGCAGGCGCATATGCTGGACAAGCTGGCTTCGGAGATGGGCCGCAAGCTGAAGGACAATGAAAAGAAGTTTATCGACAATCTAGTTGAACGCTACGTGCGCATGTATGCCCTTAACCGTGACGAAACCGGTGGCTCCGTAGAGTACAATACCGACTCGATGAAGTCAGCCAACGAGATGGCTGTTGCGTTCAATAAGGTGCTTATCGGCAAGGACACCGACCGTATCGCAGACCTAACCAAGTTCTTCGAGGACAAGACCGGCGATCTCAAGGCTACCGCTCTGACTAAGGCAGAGGTGGTGGACGCCATCACCTCACTGCGCGAGGACAGCCGTATCAATGCCGAGGCGGTTAACGAGACCCGGTACGACGCACAGCATCTCGTTCTCAACATGGGCCTGCTCCAGCAGACCAGTGAGAACTCGGATATGCACTCCAAGCTAAACATCGCCCGCAACTATATTCCGGTCGTACGCCGTGGCGACCACTCGATCCGCGTCGAGGCTGTCGACTCCAACGGCAAGGCCGTTAAGGTTGCCGACGAGTTCTCGCAGATGATGGGGTACTGGCAGAAGAACGATCTAGCTGCCGCCACGACTGCAGCGGAAGACCTTAACCGGGCCTTCAAGAACATGCCGCCAATCAGTATGCGTGTCATGGTGGGCAACAACTACGAGTACGCCCCGGTCACGTTCCGCGCTGTGCAGGGGACTGTGCTTAAGGACGGCACGGTACCGTCTGCCAGTAACCTCAACACTGTCTTGGATGCCATCGCTGCGTTCAACATCAACCTGCCTCCTGAGAAGCGGGCTGATCTCGTCACGGCAATCACCAAGCAGAGCGACAACAGCCGTAAGAGCCTTGAGCGCCGTGGTCACCCCGGTGGTGACTCGGATATGGCACGGTCTGCGTCAGAGTACTTGCAGAACGTCTCTGCCTCTATCGCTCGTCGCATCCACCGCCCGCTCTTGGACACCCTGTTCGACGGCTCGCTGGATAGCAGCAATAAGTTGTGGTTCGGTGATTTCAGCGAAAAGGGTGAGTACAATACGCTGAAGGCCGCGCACGAAGCAAACCCTGCAGACAAAGCTGCCGCGGAAAAGTTTGAGCTATACCACTACATGACCAAAGTAAACGAATCTGAGCGCACTGGTAATACGTACAAGTCGATTGCCTTGGAGAACCTGCACTTTATCGACTCACAGTCGAACACCGACACCACCAACTTTGCTGATGGTACGTTCATTAAACAGCTGCGGCAGTGGACTGCCGTGGCCCAGATGGGTGCGTCGATGGCCACCGCTGCCATCCAGCTCATCGCTCTCCAGACCAACGTCATCCCTGCACTGGCGACTTATAACCAGAAGCGGTCGTTCGGTGGCGGCTTTGGTATCGGCAGGGCGCACGTCGAGGTGTATAAGGCGCTTAAGCAGACCACTGGTATCGGTGCTTCGGACTCCGACACGTTCAAGGCCATGATCCCTAAAACGGACACGGCTGAAGCCAAAGCACTTCGTGCCAAATGGCACCTTACGCGGCTGGAAGCCGAGTTCCTATTCAAGGAAACGCAGTCTGGCCGTATGCAGGCTGCGCAGGCAGATGCGCAGGGCGCTAACGCGCGTGGTGACACCGACTCCAGACTGCAGCAGGCCTTCCAGCTCATGATGGTGCCGTTTAATATCGCGGAACAGGCATCACGGCGCGCTACCGGTCTGGCTGCATTCCGGTTGGAGTACGACAAACAGACAAGACTTCTACTGCCTAATGATCCTAAGTACGCCGATAAAATGCAGGAAGCGTTTGATACCGCTACTGCGTTCTCCAACAAGATGATCGATGACACGCTCGGCCAGTACTCACTGGGTGCTCTGCCGCGCGCGTTCCAGAGCGACGTTGGCCATCTGCTGTTCATGTACAAGGTATTTCCGGTAACGTCCGCAGAACTAATGCGTAACATGGACTACAAGGGCAAAATAATGATGCTCGGTGCGCTGGTAATTTTGGCTGGTATGCACGGTATCCCGTTCGCAGACGACTTTATTGATGTATTGGAAACGCTATCTCAGCGTATCTTGGGCAAACCAATCGGCAGTGTGGAAGCTGAGTTTTATGCTTTGTTGGAGAAAGCCGTCCCCGGACTTGGCGACTTTGTCAACCATGGCGGTATTGATAAGATATTTGGCATCTCGCTCGGTCAACGTGTGGCTAACGGCGACATCCTGCCGGGTACGGGAATCTTCAAGGCCGGTGCGGACGTTGGTCGTGAGCTGGAAGCCATCGCTGGTCCGGTCATGTCGTTCGTGTCACAGTCAGCTTCCACGATCCACGGACTTAGCCGGTTCGCGCACGATCCGACACTTAACAAAGCCATCGATGTCGCACGGGAATCCCCTGCGGCCATGGTCCGTGCGGTGAGTGATGCGGCTATGTATTATCAGACCGGTGCCATCGTGGACAAGCGCGGCTACGTTGCCAGCAAGGACATGGGGTCTACCACGATCATGGCTCGCCTGATGGGCTTCTACCCCAGTGCTGCCAAGGTGCAGAACGATGTGATTCGGCTTAACAAGACCTCTATAGATTATGCCAAGGAGATCAGTGCTGCGTTCAAGACGGACTACATCAAGGCCGTGCAGTCCGGTGACCCCGAAGCGGCGCAGCACATCAAGGATAACGTCAGGGACTGGAACGAGACTGCCAAGTGGCTGGGCACCGGGCTGGAGATCAGAAACTTCGGTACCAATGCTGCTCAAGCGCTGCGCGAAGCTAGGAAGTCCACCGTCGAGCGTTCGCTTAAGTCTGCTCCGATCTCGGCTCGTAACAAGATGCTGGAGCAGATGAGCATTGCTGGCATCAACCCACGCGGAGGCTCTGTCCAATGATCTCGCAGCGCGCTGTTGACTTAATTATAGAGTGCGAAGTAACTTCGCACTCGCAGTATGAAAAGAAGTATCAGCATCCCGAGTGGCCGGGCGGTATGTCAGGCATTACCGTAGGCATCGGTTATGATCTGGGGTACTCCGATGCCGTCAAACTTCATAACGATTTTGACGGTATGCTACCGGCGCAAATGATCTTAGTAATGGAGAAGTGCCTCGGGGTGCGCGGTCAGGCTGCGGCTGCGCTGTTGCCATCCGTTCGTAACCTCATCAGCGTCCCGTGGGATACCGCTTGTAAAGTGTTTCTTTATAACGATATCCCACAGTGGGTAAAACGTGTGTGCGATGCTATTCCCGGTGCTGGTAAACTGCCGCCCGACTGCCTTGGCGCGTTAGTCAGTCTTGCCTATAATCGCGGTGCTTCTTTTAACACAAGTGGCGCTCGTTATACTGAAATGCGTAATATCAAAGCGCATATACTGGCTGGCAGTCTACGCGCTGTGGCAGATGATTTTCGGGCCATGAAACGCCTATGGCCAGAACTGCGTGGCCTCCAGATTCGCCGTGAATCAGAGGCTAAGCTGTGGGAGTTTGGATTGAGTAAGCCCGCAGAGGCGGGCCCCCTCATAGCTCTTAATGCTACGCAAGAGCCAAAAACGATGCTTAAGCACCGTGTTCCAGAAGGTGCAGTGTCGGGCGCTGCTGTAGTTGGTACTGTCACCACGGTAACAATTGTACAAGGAATGCACTGGGGGTGGATACTTTTGGGCACCACACTGATCTTGGCCGTAATTGTTGCCCTCCGTGAAATAAATATGAAACCTATAATCGCCAGACAGAAGGACGCTTCCTGATGCTACACATTATCAAATTGGCCTTCGGCCTTGGGTTCCTCGCTATTGCTGTGTGTGTCGCTTACGACCTGACCCTCAACTACAAGGCATCGACCAACACCGGCTACAAGCGCTTGTGGGATGCAGCCTATGGATCGGCTACGAAGCTCTGGGCCAAGTTCGTAATTGTCGTCGCTGGTGTGACCGCCAATCTCGACAGTCTGGCTGACTTCCTCGGTATGCCAGAACTGAAAACGGCCATTGATATCTACATAGGCAATCCAAAAATTATCGCTGGTGTCATGCTGGTCATCTCTCTGGTGTCGATCAAAGCCCGCAACAGGACCGCATAGCATGTGGGGGTTCATCGCTAATTTGTTTGCCGGGCCGATTATTGGGGCTTTGACTGACAGCTACAAAGCCAAGCTGGCCGCAGGCAATACGACTGAAGCTAAAGCGACTGAACTCGCCATAAAAGAAATTGAAGGGCAAATTGAAGCCCGCAAAGTAGAGGCTTCAATTCTGCTTGCTGAGCAAGGCTGGTGGGTAACGGCTATGATCCGCCCATTGTTTGCTCTGCCGTTCATTGTTTTTACAATTAAGGTCGTAGTCTGGGATAAGGTTCTTGGTTGGGGTGTGACCGACGCACTCGATGCCCGCATGTGGGATGTTTTCATGCTTGTCGTCGGTGCCTATTTTGGTGGGCGTACTATCGAAAAAGTAGCAAGAATATTCAAAAGATGATATCTTTAGCTTAGCACAAGGCCGGAAAATTAAACTAGCAAAATAGCCAATGTCAAAGGCGCAGCACATGGAAGGCCTTGCAACGATGGACGAACAGTCAAAAAAGTGGTTTGATGGAACACTTAATGTAAACCATGTCATAACGCTAGCCGTGTCAGCTGCGACATTGATTGGAATGTATTATAGCTTCAGCTCAAGATTGTCTCTTGTTGAGAACCAGCTTGGAAAACTGATCTCCGTTATTGAACTCGGCATTCGTCAGGATGAGCAACTCAAAGCACTGATCCGTCGCGTAGATAGTATCGAAAACAATATTAAAAAGTGATGGCTAAACTAGTCCTTCACATTATGCTGATCTTGGCCCTGCTGGAACCAACAGCGGCGGCGCGCGACCTAGGGCAATGGAACACAGTCGACCCTTATATCAGCGAATGGTTTAAGGAACTCAGACAACCAGACAATAAATGGATGTTCTGTTGCGGAGAGGCCGACGCCTATTGGGCCGACAAAACAGCGACCGGGTCTAGTGGCGAGTTATACGCCATCATCACAGACGACAGACCAGATGCGCCGCTAGGTCGACGGCATGTGCCAGTCGGTACCAAGATTCTAGTGCCTAACCATAAAATAAAGTGGGACCGAGGAAACCCTACCGGGCACACAGTAATATTTCTGAGTAGTGCGGATGAGGTGTTATGTTACGTTCAAAATGGAGGAACGTAGGGGGTTCCCTTCTTCCTCCAAATAGGCAATACTGACACTTCCCCCCAACAACCAAAGGAGTGACCCAGCAAGACCGTAATGCGCTTCAATCCAGAAGCGTGTGCGTAGCACGACGCGCCCTAAAGGAGGGGCCAACATCATGTTAAAACACACGATTTTATTTGTAGCAGCAACGCTCGCTGTTCTATTCCTAGCCAATTCTGCTGAGGCACGCCGTTACAAGGCAGCCCAAGAAGATGCTATTGTTGCGCACACATACAACCCAAGAAGTGGCGAGTACCATCAAATTGGCGTTGAACCAGTTGTTAAAAAACAATCTTATAGGCGCGTCGCTGGCCGTAACAGCACAGCTCTGCGAATTGACAAATCTCAAGAGTACGTTGTCAAGAAGGACGGCGGTCTTATTAAGCGAGAAGACTATGAACTAACTCGCGCAGGAATGATTCGTGTCATCACGGCCTATGGCAAACCGATAACAGTAAACCCTATTGACGCTTCAAAGTTCTTGAAGTTTTTTGCGCTGCTACATGAGCGCGGTTACAAGATCAATTGGGGAATTGTTGGCTGTTACGCTTCAGGCGGCCACAAACCGGGGTCAAATCACCATATCGGTCGCGCTTGTGATATCCAAACAGGATGGAACCGTGCCCCCGATTTCATGTTTCACGTGGGCGATTTAATCCGTCAAGCGGGTCTTTATGACGGTTGCTCATTTGGTGACTGCGGGCATGTCGAAGCAGTGCGGGGGCTTTACAACAAGAAGCCAAACCTTTACGCCTCACTAGCTAAATTTAAGAGTGAAATATCCACGTCAAGTTACCAGCCCTGACGTACTAGCCCATTCCGGGCAGTACTATACAATGGAGTTAGCTCAATGAAATATCTTGTCGTTCTTCTTGTCGCTATGTTCGCTACCACCCCCGCTTTGGCTAAGACAAAGTTTCGTGCTGAGCGCCCAAGCCTGTTGCGGTGCGCCATTTGGATTGTGCCTACCGCTGGCTGCTCTCTTGAAGAGCGCGTCATTGGTGGGGCTATCCTGACGGCTGGCGTTGGTGCCATCATCGGTTCAGCAGGCGCGGCTACTGGGGTGGTTACTTATTCAGCCACCATCGCCAATACGGCTGGCGCTGGTGCGGTCATCGGCGGGGTCACTGGCGCATTGGGTGCCTTGATCGTCCGCTGATAAATCGGGCGGGGCGGTTCTCCCACCAGTTTCGTTCGATCACCCGACTTGGCCCGCGTGCCTCACGGCGCGCGGGCTCTTTTTTATTGGCCCATCTGTGTGCAGTTCAATTTATTCCGCATCCGTGCATCAGGCTTCCGTAGCCTCATCCACGGTAAGAGTGGCATTCGCCACATAGGCGGCGGCGATCATGTTCGTTCTCTGGCTGAATGGGCTAATCGGCTTCGTTCCAGCGGCGAACCTTCAAAACCGCCGCCTCAAGCCGGGGCTGCAATGTTTCCAGCGCCGCCTTATTGCCGATTGATCCGTCCTTAATCAGGTCCAGCGTGAATTGGGCATAGGTCAGGAGGTCGTTGCAGTCGTCCCGGTAAGCCCGCAGGCTTTCGATCATTTCGATTGGGTGGATGATCTTGGGTTCGGGTTTCTTAGCCATTTTTCATTCCTTCAATGGTCACTGGCTGTTAACGCATAATCGCCTTGATTCTGATGTTGTAGTGGCATCCTTCAAGTTCGATATCGATATCAGCTTCGCCAAATCCGATACCAGCGCCAGTTTGTTTCGCGCCCTTGGCTACGAGGGCCTGCTCCACCCATTGGCGCATATTGAAGGCCGGTTTAATTTCGGCGGCACTGTCAAAGCCAAGAGGATTTTCTGAGTCGAGCATTTCGGCTTGAGGTGTGGGAGGCGTATTATCGTTCGGCATTTCAATCTCCTGCATATGACGCGAGCCATGACCACTAATTGAGGGCTCGTAGGTCTTAAAGAAAATATCCGCCCCTATCGGATAGACCTCGCCTTCGACACCGCGAGCGATCCAATCACCGGGGACTCCTTTCAAGGTTCCTTCGCGTGTATCTATTTCAAAATGGCCGCCACATTCTCGCACGGCAGATTGACCCCATGTCGGACACTGACCGTTGCAAAACCATTGCGTAGCTTCGATAGTCGTCTTTTTTCGGTAATGCATGTTGGCTCCTATGTTTGGTCTGCGGCGGTGACTGAACTTAGTTTGGCATTTGCGTCGGCTTCCAAATTATCCAGCCGAATGAGTTGGGAGTCTCGCGCGCTCGTATTCATCGCTAACCACCCCTAAAACCGTATCGTAATCCATACGACAGCCCCTACACAAAACAGCACTACGCCTGCAACAAAACTTGTGAGCGCAATAAGAACCCACCCCACAAACGGGTGAGTATGCACGCCGGGGTCAGGCTTTAGGTGGCGAAAACGGTACGGCCTGTGGAATCCCATACTACTCTCCCTTCCCTACCAGTTTGAACTGGCTAACACTTGAATTAAGCGATTGGTCATCTGCGTTATTGATCGCCATAGATAAGCGAGGGTGCACAAGATTAACCACCACCACATATGTCTGCGGTAGGCGTATCATGGTATCCTTACCAAGGCTGGCCTTATTGCTGGCCGGTGTAATTATTATTCCGTGCAAATTAAGCTCGGTCATTATGTCGTTATAGTCAAGACCCTTCTTGGCAAGCCACTCACGGAAGTGTTTGCGGTCCATCATAAGCGTACCGGAAGTGCACGGTGCGGAAGTTGTGGCGCGGTACACGTCGAGCCTTGCACTGACACCCTCGTACGGCACCCTATCAAACAGAGCCACTCCGCGAGCACTTCCGATGTGCATGACGGAGATAGTGGAGTTAACCTTCTCGCTCATGTACTCTGCGATAGCGTCGAAAGCGTCACGGATATTCGACTGCACCGCTGCGCGCAGGACACCGATCTGCTTCAGTATGTGACGTATAGCTTCTTCATAGTCGAACTGTATCTTGCCATGAGCCTTGGCCATGCTCAGCGAATAGGCGGTATGGACAAACACCTGCTCCCAGTACCGCTCGTTACCGGAGAACTTCACGTTGAACCTTTTGAAGAACTCGATGCGGTAGGCTTCCATCTCGGCAACGACAACATCACGTCCCTTACTCAGGCAGAGCGTAATAAACCACTTGCCCAGCCAGCCGTAGTTGGTGTTGGTCAGACCGTATATCGTGCGGCCAGCCTCTGAATTTTGCGAGAACAGTTTGCTCTCTGGTACAGGGATATCTATGAGGCGCGCTCTCTGTGCGTCGGTCTCGAACCCAGACGCTACCAGCATGGACTCAAACGATTTGTTGGATGATGTGGTGACGGTCGTTGCCCATGTGCGAGCTTCGCGGGCCTCAGCGTTCTTGGTGAGACGGGCTTTGTCCACGCCCTGCGACACGCTGTAGATAAAGTCGCCAACATCTTTGGCTGGCATCATGGTCGCTTCATCAATGGTAGCTGGTAAGTGGTTGTGGAATCCAAGGCGATTGAAGAACGCGTTGTGGGTAAACTTGGCTGCAAAGTGCAGCTTGTCCGGGCTACCCCATGCTGACTGCATCCACCGTTGTGCGATGGTCTTGCCCGTACCAGTCGGTCCGTGCAGGTTGATGACGCAACCGGATAGCCCAGTTAGATCGTGCAGGGGGGCAGACAGACTAACGCCAAGCATAAACTGATGGACATAGAGTTTGTGCGTCTCAAGGATAGCTGTGCTACGTATCCAGACATCCTCTGACCCAGCTGTGCCGTACATATGGTCAGTAGTTCTGGTAGTACCAGCCAGCGTAACGTCTTCTTCAACAACGCTACCATCTGGCATACGTTTTAACAGCGTGCTGCCAAGAAGGAACTGGGTGTGGCTCTCCTTCCACCCCATGGTCGTATACAGGTTGGTTACGGAGCGTATCTTTTTAAGCTCCTCCATATATGCGCGTAGCATGGTGTGAAAGTATCCCGTCAGTTTGGAGTTGTTGAAGATAATGCCTTGATCGGCAACGATGGTATCAAACTCCTTGTTGCCTTCGACCAGCAAGGCATTGCGCAGCGTCAGCTCTTTCCATCCGGCACCCGGACGGTTCCACTTGAAGCGACACACCTCGTAGCCCAGCACTTCATCGTGGCCGTAGCTGACCGGATAGATGGGCCATGGGCACAGCGGGATAGCTGTGTTGTTGATGATCACATCGATACCCCCGTCCTTATTCCACTTGTGGTTACCGGGCAGCGGGACGGTATGGATGATGGCGTCGGGAGCGTCAGCAGGGGGTGGCACTTCCTCGGTCATGTGGCCAATGCCGCAGGGGGTAGCTATGCGACCCTTGAGCGGGCAACCGTCACAGCCCTTCGGCCTGTCGGCTTCAAGCTTGGAGCAGGTGGCCGGGCCAGAGGTGGCGGTGTTCCAGTGAAGCAGCTTGGCTAAGGTCTCGTCCTCGGAGAAGCCAGAGTAGCCCTTGCTCCACTCGATGGCGGTGTTCTCAGGGTCGGCACAGGCTGAGGCCACGCCCATCATTGAATACCAGAATGGTTCAGACACCTTCTCCGGGTTGTCGATACCCCACTTGATCTGCTGGCATCCCTCCGCAACTAGTATTGGATCGGCTGGCTCATACTCCGCAGTCGGTACGGATATGCTGTCGAGCAGTGCGAGGTTAACCTTGCTGCCCTTGGGCGGGCGCATCATCATGAACGGGCTAGGCGTTACCCCTACGAAGCGGGCCAGCAGCGACTGCATCTGCTCCACGGATACATCCGGAGCTCCCATCCTCACCGCAGCAATGTTGTCTACTGTGTAGTTCGGATTGCGCACACCAACCGGGCGCAGAACGCGGGACTCGTCGGATGGCACAGCGGTATCAATGCGAAAACCAAAGCTGACGGCAGCAGCCTTGAACGCCAGCGCGAGCGGCTTCCACTCAGCGCGGCTCAGCTCACGGTCGAGCACCCAGTACAGATGCAAGCCACCTCCTGAGTGAACGAACATCGGAGGCGGCAGGCTGAATGCTGTAAGAAATCCCTTCAGTGCATAAACCGCTTCTCGCAACGTGAGGTAAGACAGCTTCGGGTCTTTATGTGCACCCACATCGAGATCGAGAAACAAAACCTTGGTAGCGCGGACGTTGGCTTGTGTACGATCTTTTGCTGTCGCAAATGCGCTGACAGCGTAGTACATATTATGACCATCATCGCTCATACGCAGGACGTATGCAGCAAGGTCTTCGGTGGTACGGAAAAATCTATGACGAAATTTTTTATTAGGAAACAACTGCGCAGCAACGTATACACCATCTGACGGTAATACGTGCTGGAAGAAATCCAGCGTGTCCATGTTCCCTCCATGTAAAGATAGCGATGGGGGGATTGCTCCCCCCATCGATAAGATTATTCGTACTGCCGCATCAAGGCAAGCACACGTTCTGCACGAGCAGATGCAGGGAGGTCCATGGTGGCTTTAGTAGGCCAGTTCGTCTCAGTCACTACAGCTAGTAGTGCCTTGATCTTTTTCTTTACATCATCCTCGCTGCTGCGGCGAGGCGGGGTACCTTTAACCCAGCTATAGTATGTCATACGCGACACACCCAAAGCGCGTGCCATACCAGTGGAAGTTAGTCCCATCTGGTACCGCAGAGCCTCGATCTTATCGAAGTCGAGCGGCATACGCTTGCGTACAGCTGCTACGACATTACGCGTCATCGGCTTCGTCTCCCACGGTGTTGGCACGGATCATGTTCTCGATATCCATGCTGAGTGTCGCTGCACTGGTAACCTGCGCAGCCTTGGCGGCAGGGCGTGCAGCCTTGGCAGGAGCAGCCTTAGCGAGAGCAGCTTTACCGAACCCACGGGCAGCTGGCTTGGCAGCTACTTCCTCAGCGGGTTCTGCAGCAGCCGCCTTGGCCTTACCAAAACCGCGAGCGGCAGGCTTGGCAGGATCCTCGACGGGAGCAGCTTCTTCCTCCTCCACGACTTCCTCGACCGGAGCGGGTTTCGCCGCACGGACAAGAGCAGGCTTTGCAGCAGGCTTCGGTACCTCTGCGACATCGCCATTATCGTCGTCGCCAAGCACGTGACGGACAGCATCGTTACCAACCACGCCGTCGATGATCGCCATAGTGTCGGCGTCGTTGAAGTCACCGTTGGAGAACATCAGCTTGGGGAACGAAGCGGACGTATCGAAGGAGACCTTGGTGCGCAGCAGGTCTGGTGACACGCCGTGCATCTTAAGCTTCTTGCTGTATTGCGCCCACGGAGTGAGAGCCGTCGGGGTGATGGTGAGCAGGTACACTGGACCAGCTGGATCGTCAGCAGCCACGACTGCAATACGCTTCTGGTCGGGGCAGGCTTTGATCTTGGTACCCTGCGGGGTGATCTTGGAACCCCACACGTTGTGCTCACATTCGGCGCACATATCCGCTTGCGGACTGGTGCTGGCCAGATCGGGACGCACACCGTTAAGAGAGAAGCAATCAGGAGCGACGGCCTCTGCGTCCGGTGTCCATGCCTTAGCGTACCACTGCTTGGTGAGCAGACGGCTGGCACCAACAACAATGACCTCGATGGTGGAGCTATCCATCACCGTCTCGGCACCGCCTTCAACGATACGGAAGCGACCGCCCTTGATGCTGATACGGGGGTAGTCGATACCACCCGTACCGATACCAGCGGCAGCAACGTCAGCCAGCTTGGAAGCCTTGCCGATACGCCCGGCCAGATGCGCCGGGATGCTCATGGTAGTCTTGGTAATTGCGTTCATGGTTTTATAGCTTTCCTGCGATTATATTATTGTATGAGTTACTTTTGGTGGAGGGAGCAGCGATACTGGCCCCTGCGCGGGACGCCTTAGCCTCAGCATCACCGTGCACTTTGGACCGAGCAGCTCTAGCGATGATCTGATCCGCTAGGTCTTTTTCATTAGCGCAATATATGATTTCGTTACCGTCGTTGTACGCCATAAGAAAACCGTTAGTGATCTTGCGCACCGATAGGTGATGGTGATTGACATTAAACAAGTTGTGCTGCTGATTAGACACATCCGGTGGGCTCCCGAACGAGGGGGAGTTAAGGTAGTTCCGAATTACCCTTTCTATATGGCTCTTAAACATCTGTTATTTATCCCCTGTTTTTTGGTTTTCCTTGCGGCGATCTATGACCGCATTAGCCTCGCGTATAGCAGTCGCTTCGTTCTTGGTCTTGGCAAGTACGCTATTGGCAACGTGCGCCCACTGCCGCTTGGCAACAGCGCTCTTGGCTTTCTTGATATGCTTGCTTGCGTCTTTGGCGGTCCACGGCATACTAATCACTCCGCGCTTGCGGCAGGTCTGCGAACCTGCATGTTAAGTTGTGTGCCGTAGTTAACACCGTTCGGCACGGCTTTGTACTCATCGATGTAGCTGCGCACGGCCTTCTTGCTAACGCGCCGCTCCAACATTTCATATGTCTCATGCTTTCGGATAAACTTGAGCACCTCGTCCCAATTACCAACGCTGGCAAAGTCGGTAGTAGCAAGGAACGCCGTGCCATGCGCGGTCTTGAAAGACGTAACACCTTGAGCTTGCGCCTGTTCGATAAGCCACGCTTCCATCTTATCCAGCTGGGCAGCAATTCCCTTGGTCTTCTCCTTGGTCGCTGCTTCCAGAGCCTCCTTCTTGTCGCGCAACTTAACGTAAGTCGCTACGACTTCATCTACTGTTGGCATGTTACTCTCCCTATTTTGCTGCTTGTGCTCGCAGTTCAGCCATTAAGATGGATTGCAGTTCTACGATCTGCCCAAGCAACCGAGTATTATTGCCCCTGCCACCAGCACCATCGACAATAGTAAAATCCAGTTCAGTTCCGTCCTCAAGGAACCCGCGTAGCGCAAGACATACAATCTTATTATTGATCAGCGACGGCAGAACTTCGTCTTGGAAGAACGCGATAGAATCTGTATGGCCTTGACCGAATTTAGTCGGCAGTCTCGGTACGTTTGTCATTACATAACCTCCATGTTGTTAGTACCACTCGGCTTTCTTCTCAAGTGTCATGTTACTCTCCCTGTTGTTATTATAACACGTCTAAGTGCTCTACCCATTACACGACTAAACTGAGCGATCATTTGACCAGCTCGTGTTTTACTTACGCCTAGTCGTTCACCTATCTCCTTGTAGGTCTTACCTTCCACACGCAACAACCACGCGTGTTCGTGTCTAGGAGACTTGTTCCCTAGAACCATTGCATATGGCTCTTTAGGGTCGGCTGGTTTCTTTATAGCCGCGCCATTCGTACGAAGATAATTTTTCAGAGCGCGGCATAAACACTTCTTACGCTCATCGCTATAAATTCTATCTTCCATTACACGAACACCGGACCATTCATCACAGAACAATTTAAGTTCTATACACACCGTTGCTGAACCTCTACGGATGCCCTTAGCAATTAGGCGCTGTGTACGACCAGATAAATATTCCGTGGCCAGCCATGCCCGTTCGCTAGACAGCATTACATAACCTCCATTTCCTGTTGGATTAGATCAAGCAGTACGCCTTGTAGTTTCTGCTTATGCTGCAGACGCGTGTACATCTTTCGCTCTAGCGTCGTAGACTCTATGTGTATGACGTTAGAGGTATGCTTCTTACCGGTGCGCTCGATACGCCCGTTGGCTTGGGTGTACTGCTCGTTGCTGTTGATCGGCCCGTACCAGATGATGGTAGAAGCCGCTGTCAGTGTCAGTCCGTGAGCCATTGTCGCAGGGTGCGCAATAAGTACTCGTGGATCAGGCTTGGACTGAAAATCATCAAAGATCACGTTGCGCTTAGCCGCGCTCACCGCGCCGTTAACCACAGCAACCGTCCAGTGTTTGGCTAGTTCTTGCTCCAGCATATTAAGCGTACCGGTAAGCGGTACGAAGATGATGACCTTCTCGCCAGCCTCCTCGATGATCTCCTTAACTAGGTTAATGCGCGGCGAACAGTCGAGCTGAAGGTGCTTACCCTTGGTGTCGTACGCCACACCGCAGGCAATCTGGATCAGCTTCTGCAACTTAACTGCTTCGTTAGCGGCAGTTATCGTACCGGCAGCAGCCTCGGTGACGAGGTTACGCACCATATCCTTGTAGTGCTTCTCCTGCTCCGCAGTCAGTTCGGCCCTACGAGCCTGCACGATGGTGTCAGGCAGGTCTAAACATTCGTCGCGTGTGTATCTGACAGACGGCTGCAGCACATCCTTGACTAGCTCGGCGCTGTTCGGTCGCGGTAGCCATGTGTACATGCCGTGCTTGAACATGACCTGATCGCGGAAGGCATGGTACGAAGGCGGAATGAATGGGCTGTTAACCAGCTTGGCCAGTGCCCACGCGTCGGTAGGCTCGTTTGGTGTAGGCGTTCCGGTCATAAGCCACAGGCGAGTGGCCGTTGGCTGATTGTCCATCCACTTACGGAGTATCTTGAACCGCTTTGTCGACGGGTTACGGTACACGGCAGCTTCATCGACGATGACGATATCAAACATATCGTTCATCTGGTTGGACAAAATAGAGAAGCCATCGTGGTTGATGATGTAGAAGTCTGCTTCGCGGTCGAGCATCTTCTTGCGACGTGCCGCCGATCCATACAGCACAACGGCTGTACGGTGGCTGAGATGCTCGAAGATTGCGTCGTGCCAGACCCGCTCCAGAGTTGATAGTGGAGAGACAATCAGCACGCGCTTCGCATATCCCTCGTTCATGAGGTAGTCAGCAGCCCACAGGGCGCTGTTGCTCTTGCCGGTACCGATCTCGTTGAGGACAAGCCCGCGCTGCGTCAGCGTGAGGAATGCAGCCGTTGCCTTTTGGTGCTCGAACGGAGCGAACCTGCCCGGCCAGTCGTAATAGTGCAGGATCGGTGACGGCGCATCGATGCCTAGGTTACGCAGCACACGCACTTCATCGATACCGTGGTGCACGGTGGTAAGCTGCTTGTCACCTAGATATAGAGGAGCCGCTGTCGGCACCGCACTCAGAACGCGGGTAGCGTTCTTAAGCTGCATTACCAGTGCCTGTTTATCTTCAACGACTAGCATGGAGTTCTCTTAGTTTGTTTCATTTTCTCTCTCCTATTCCTTCAAGTCTGTTCTGCCGATGTCTCCAAACATCAAACAGCCTTTGGCGCGGGCGCTGGTGGCGGGCTTGGTGGTCCGCCGATTTGTGCGACTTCGGGCCAATCTTGAGGTACTACAGGCTTTGTCAGTCCAAGCAATTGTAGCGCGCGGGCTCCGGCCTCTTGCGCAGTATCATAGCAGCTCGTCGGCGCGACACCATCAGGAAGCCATTGCTCTACGTTAAATCCGTAGTCAGATTCGACTAGGATGATGATCCTGCGGCCCTTGAGCAATTCAAAATGGTCGCGCTTGATTTCGTCTATTTCGGTGTTCATTCTTTTCTCCCTGCTCCCTTGTTATGTATAATTCTAACTCTTTCAGTGTTTGTTCATCACAGACGACAAAGCACTTACCACCTGCATGTTCTATCTCGGACATGCAGTGTAACTGTAGTCTGGTAGGCTTCTTGGTCTTATCAGCCTTGGCTTCTATGCCAATAAACCTACCGTTTATTATCGCAACTCGATCCGGCACACCTGATCTACCAAACGGTCCTGACTGTGGACTGTAGTACCAGATGTTATTTTTCTTAAGCAGCTTGTCGATACGCGCTTTAACAAGTCCTTCCGGTGTCACCGGTGTCTCTCCGCGTAATTCTCAGCGTCTATGAACACGAGCGCTTGAGAGGTAACCAACGCACCTATTAGGGCGCTGTGCTCACCCTTACTCAATAATGCGAGGCGTGTGCTGTAAGCTACTACATCATCAAATAACATCTCTATTGCAGCGTGCATAAACTTCTTCGTCTGCTCCGCTGCATAACGTTCATTAGCCTCTGTATTATCCATCGACGTTCCCTCCATGTTTGATATATAAACTGACTTTACGTTATGTCAAGAAGATATTTATCACAGATGCGAATTTCGGCGCGTCCAACCATCTGTGCGATGCGCTCGCGCTCACCGGCCCGAATGAAGGTCAGGTGAACTTGCCGGTTTTGACAAACTGCCTGATCTGCTTCGCCTTCGCTATCTCTGCGGCTCTCCCGATGCCGTTGCCTTTCCAAACCTCAAAGAGGTGCATGGAATCATCGTGGGTGATCTCGAAAATCGCCTCGGCTGCGGAAGCGCCGTGCATGTTCACGCCATTGACGGTGAACTGCACATGGCCATCAGAAAGATAGTAGTCGAGGCCCGCGCGCTTGAACGCACCACTGAGCGCGGCAAGGCCCATCGCGCATGCTTGCGTCCCACAAGAAACAGGAGCGGACTCATCACGGACGTAGCCCCATGTTGGCATCGAGAATTTGACGCCCTTCTTGTTCTTGGCGTCGGCTTCCAGAAGGTCAGCTAGCTTCAAAAGTCTGCGCTTAGACAGGTTCATTTTCATCTCCTGAATGATTGGTCATCTGGCGTTATTAAGCGTACTTACAAGTTGGTTTGCACGGACACCAACCGCACAGCCCACTTGGTTTAGCTGGCCATGTCTCGGTCGCCAGCGATTTCTCTATGCGCCGTACACGTTCAAGCAAGGACGCCCACAGTGCAGGGGCCATGTCTCTGGTGTACGTCTTTCTGTCCATCGTGAAATCTTTGAGCCAAAGAAATCCAGATGTAACTGTTGTTACGTCCGGATAGTGAGCAAACACTTGCAGGGCGAACAACTCTAACTGATTGAAGTCAGGACGACGCTTGCCTGTCTTCCAGTCCAGCATGGTAGCGCGTTCTCCGTGCAATACAAGTACGTCTAACTTGGATCGCATCCACGCATCAGCGTCCCACCAACCCGTAGGGGTCAGCTCCTCGTTCAACGCTAGCTCTTGTTCTACAAGTATTTCTCCATCCCCAACATTTTCTAGGATATTCTCCACGAGTGGCTGATACGGAGCAATCTCCTGTGCATCGTCCTGAGACCCTTTGAGACGTACTTCGAGCAGCTTGTGTATGCGCTCTCCGTACATGGAGGCTTCGCCGCCCTTGTCCCGCACATCCTTAAGCACACGTTGGCGGTAGTAACGAAGCGGGCAGTTCTCGTACAGCTTAAGCGCACTATAAGAATGAGCGAGACGGACTGTCATATCGTTGTTCCAATCGCAATGTAGTCATAGGTAAAATCTTTTAAGCGTCTTTGGACCAAATGAACCCTACGTTTATTGCTTAGGGCAAGCGCTTCGTCTGCTATTGTACTAATCACAGCTGCTTCTTCTTTAGTATATTTATGCGTATATATAGGGTACGAAGCGCGGTCCATAGCCAAGTAACCTGTATGATAGACGTATCGCTCGCCGCGTTTTAGCGTGCGAAGTCTATATATGCTCTCGTTGATATCAAGGCTCATTTGCATTCTCCGTAATTTCCCCCACATGCAACCTCGCAAGCAACCGGCAGGTCCGGTGCCCACGCAGGTGGTGTAGACATGACTTCTTCAATATATTCAGGAGCACTGGAGACTGCGGTGACAGGAGCTACCACCACGATCTCGTCGTGCACCTGCATCACTACGCGATACCGCTTACCGATCTCCAACATTTGATCGGTAACAACGATTCGGGCAAGCCCCTGCACCACATTCTCTACAGCCTTTGCACCGAAAAGTTTAACGGGCAGCTTCCTACTATCGTACACAAAGTTGTTTTGGTCCATACGCAGGTTAGGATAGGTAAGCCCCAGACCGTTCGGGAAGGTAATGTGCTCGCTGTCGAACGGCAACTGGAGAGCGGAGAACGCACCCGTCTCGCCGTTGACCATACTGCGAAGCATGGTACCAGCTTCGTTCCAGAGTGATGCTATCTTAAAGTTCTTCTCCCGATAGAGGCCGACGATGCGCTTGGCCTCATGCTCCTCGATGTTGACCTTCATCCCGCCCACGCCAAGTGCGAGCGCTTCACGGAAGCGGCCATGCCCCATGCCGTAGCCCAGCCCTAGGATACAGGTCTTGCCTAGGAACCGCTCGACCTTATCGGCCTTGGTTATCATCCGTCCGTACACATCGGATGCGAACTCACTGTACACATCGCGCCCCTGCCGGAATGCTTCAACCAGATCGTCCTGCCCGGCTATGTAGGCCAGCATACGAGCTTCGATCTGCGAGCTATCGCCAGCTACCAGCATCTGGTAGGCGTTTGGCGACAGGATGCACTGTCTAAGTACCCCCCCACGCGGCAGGTTTTGCAGGTTAAGTTTGTCTCCGCCGCTGAAGCGCCCGGAGTGAGCGCCGTAATAGTTGAGCATGATCGGCAACGTTCCACGCCGCGCCACACCACTCAGAGCGATGGCCCGTGTCTCCTCGATGGACGACTTAACCCCTAGCCGCGCCCCAGCAGCTACTCGTACCATGGAATCAGGATGTTCGAGCAACGCCAACATACCCTTGTCGGTCTTGCTGAAGGCCCACGTTTCCTTGCCGGTGGTCTTGCTTGTTTTAACAGGCGGGCTAACGCCTAATGAAATAAGGACTTCTGCGAACTTCGGGTTGGACATGAGCACACTGGTATCCCCTCCGAAGGTGTCCAGCAAATCCTGCTTACGTTTATGCTCAGCATCGGCATGGTCTCTAAGCAAGTCACGATCAAGCGTAAGCACCGGATCGGTGTACATACGCAAGGTCTGGTCGATCAGCTTAAGCTCTGACGGCGGGAAGCCCTTGTTGAGTATCTTGAACAGCTTGTAGGTAAGCTCAACGTCCGTCTTACAGTACGCACCAAGGGCGGCAAGCTGTATGAAATTAAACTGTTTTTGTAAGAGGCCCATCGTGTCGGCAAGCACTGAGCCTTTACTCTCCAGCCCGTAGTGCTCGGCAAGTGCTTTCAGAGAGACGCCGATTGTGAGAGCGTGTTTGGGCCGGGCCATGGACATGGTATCCAGCATGAACACAGGGTTAAACCCGAAGTGCTTGTTGGCAATCAAGCCATCGAACGCTGTGTTGTGGCACAGCATGGCACACTTACCTAGGTGCTGCGCCAGTCGAGCTTGTATAAGGAAATGATCCGTCAGCCACTCGGTAGGACCATCGTTGACCTTGATGCCCATACCAATAACCTGAAAGCGCGGATCGCGGATGTATGCCTCCGTCGTCATGCAACGGAGGCTATACTCCTTACTGTAAAACGTCTCGAAGTCGATGGTAACTAAGTCCATTATTCCCCCCTCCAGAGGCCGCGCTCTTTGAGATGACGTTTTATATCTTGTCGTTTGTTGTTCTCAAAGCGCTGGTCGGAAGGTGTTCGAGGAAACGTGGTCATAAACCTATGACCGTTGTAATCCAAGTGCACCTTCGCGTGCTTACCGCCTGTTTTAATTTCCACCAACGTGCATCCAAGTGGCTCCACTATTTTTTCTATCTGTACTTTTCGTAGCATTTTCATTTTCCTTTGGGCGGTCATCGCCCTGTTTGTTACGCACACTGTAAGCCAACAAGAATAGAATACAACATCCGGCGTGAGCCAGATGGCTTAGTCCCGTTTCTTTGTCTAGCTGTTCTCCCTTCCACCATGCCCACATGTGGCGCATGAGTGCTGCAAAGGGACGGCTCCATTTCATCCCGGCTTCCCAGTTACGCTCGGCGTACTTGTTAGCACCAAACTGGAGCACCTTGACGATCTCCTCTAGGGCATCACCGGGCAACAGATGCCACGGTAGCTTTCCCGTGTCGTCCTTACGGCCTTCTAGCTTCTTCTCAAAAACTTCTCGCGGAGTGCCGCGCTGCGTAATCAGTTTCGCAGCATGGCCAATGGTGCAGTAGGTAGCCGCAGCCACTTCCTTTGGCTGAGCAAGCGGGTTGGCCAAGAGATATTCAATGGGTGTATACCGTATGCGTTTTTTCACGGCATAGCTCCTTTGTTTTTGAGTTCCCCAACTATATGAGCCATAAGAGTACCCACTTCCCCACGAAGTCGGGCATCGTGCTCTAATTGTTTCCTCATCTTATCCGTGGCATGGAACACACTTGATGCGTCGCGTTTGAACCGCAATCCTATATCCGCACGGCTACGGCGGGTGAGCGTCTCGACTATATACATAGCAACGTGCCGCGCATGGGTTACGCTGTATGCGCGGCTACGTCCGACTAATGTTTCGCGTGAAAACCCGTAGTGCGCTGCTATGTAACGCTGCACATAGTTGATGAACAATATAGATGAAGGCTGTACCTCTGGTAGCTCCATCGGTGCGGGAGCAGCAAGGACAACAGGAGGGGGAACAGGTGCCGGTGGCACCTGCTCTTTCTTTTTGCCGTATGGAGCGGCTAGATGGCTGATCTCCCGCGTGACAACCCGTTGTGGAGCGGTGTCAGGCACCGCCGCCGCAGCGAAGCGCGCTCTGCGCTCAAGGTGCGCCTGACGGAGCTTATGCAAAGTCTCACTCATATGAATACCCCCAGTTCTTCACGCAGCACCACACTCTCACGACGAACAATCCGTTCGATGTATTCAACGACAAGACGAGTACTCAGTTTTGAAGTGTCATACTTTCTGCGCGCAATTACTACTTTTACAGCGGAGATAAGAAAATCCTCGGTAGGTACACCATCGCGCATGAACACATCTTTCAAGTCAACGAGCACGTCGGGATCGGTAGCGTACCCCCACCTGTGTGCGATATCTGCTCGCTGAGGAAAGATGGTGCTGATATGCCCATCGATCACACCCATGCGCTCGAACAGCGACAAGTGCTGATCGAATGTTTTCTTGCGCTGTAGCCACACCTTGCGCTTGTCCTTATTGACCTTGCGCGGCTCCTTGGGTGGCATTGGATTGGTGCACTCGCCCGTGCTCAGGTTGAACACGATGCCATAGAACATCTCGTCACCAGAAATCTTACCAGCGGAGTAGTTAACCGCCTTCTCGCCATGGTGCAGCCTGTACCGGCCCACGCCGATACGCCTGATGTAAAACGGCAGCACATTATGCAGCGTTGAGCTGAGAGACGCCGCGATTAACCGCAGCTTACCCTCTGGCACTATGAACGTGATACGGTTATCCGGTGTGATGCGGCACACCGGAATTATATACCTTGTAATTACGTAGCCTTCCTCGTCCTTAACCAAACGAGTGCCAGAGCACAACGGACGACCATCCTTCTGACTACGTGCACCAGCGAAGTAACGAGCTGCTATGTCATAGCTATCGATGCGCGGGTAGTTACCCATGTTACATACCTCCCAGTTTGCTACGGACAACGGCACTGGTCAGCGTGCTGAGATCAGCGTCAACGACCACCTCATCACGTTTCTTGCGTTCCACTACCAGTTCGTGCTTCTCCCTTGCTTGGGGTGGCAAAAGATCGATAAGCGCGGGCCAAACTTTGATGGCCGGGCCTAACGTCTCGTATGCCGTGATGATAGACTTAACGCCTTCCACGAACTTGTCGCGCTCGGCACGCACTTTATATATGCCCTCTGCCCAGACGCGGATTTCGTCAATGATAGGAGCCGTTTCCGGAGTGTTCTCCAGTTTCCACTGGTTCGAGCCGTAGTAGCCCCCGCTAACCGTCACATGACCTAACGCAGGAAACTCATACGGCGTAATGTAACGATTTTCGATCTTGGCAGACTCCAACGAGGTAGGGATAGCCACATCGGCTACAGTAGATATAACAATCATACTGGCAGACCTGAAGAATACTGCAGGCAGCTTGGCTATGCCCGCAGCATACGGAGCCATGACTAGATCATACACACGCTCGACAACGTAAACTGGTCTATTGGCCATAGCCGCTACCTCCCTAGCAACATACAGCCCTCCAGCATTTTTGAGGATCGTCTCTCGAAGTTCTTCGCTGAAACGTACGGTAGCCATGATTAGTTCTCCTTCACTCGTTTGAGAAATTCGGGGATATAGAGAGCTTCCAGTTCCTCTTTGGTAAGAGGGTTGCAGTTAGGCGTATAGGTGAACGTGCTGGCCGGGCTGGCCGGTCGCTCAGCGGGTAGTTCTGGAGTGGCGGCCAACTCGGCTTCCAGCTTTGCAATCGTACGCACCAGTGACGGGCGCACAGCATCGCAGATAGCCGCCGTGGACCGCTTAGGTGTATCCTTCGCCAGCCTATCTGTACGCCGCAATTTATTCTTGGCGGTGTACAGATCGCGTAACACCTCAAGATGAGTTCTCATGCTTCCTCCTCCTCCTCTTTATGTAGCTCATTGGCTACGATGGTTTCCCACACAGCTCCATCGCTGGTCAGGTGGTCATACTCAGCTTCAAGCTCTCGATACGCCTTACGCATCTCGTCCTTGAGCATATCCAGTACAGCTTTCTCGAACTTACCCAGTTCGTTTGCGCCAACGTAAGCCTTGACTGCATTCTCAATAAGCAGCGCTGGAGAGTCGTAGTCATCGAAGAAATTAGCAAACTTCATGGTGAAACTCATCTCAGCTGCTACGGTGTTCTCATGGGAGTAACGGCTACCTCCTCGAACTAAGCGGAACGACAGATCAGCCTTACTAGCGCGTATCAGTTTACAGAGTACTGGCGCAACGCCCAGCAGTTCTTGGTGCTTGTTAACAAGCGTGTCGAACTCCCATACTTCGCCGGTGAACGAGGCTCCGTCCCCCTGTGAACTAAACCCGGTCCATTTAAGCCCGTACATGGCGAAGCCGTACTCGTCTCGCAAACGATCTATGAGACAGTTTTCGATATGCTCCCACCAATCGTTATGTTCGACGTTTATATCTCGATACTTCTCGATAAGCTCCTTGTTCATTTCGGCACCACCTTTATGCCGGTGTCATTGATCTCCAGCACGGCCTTGTCCTGAGCAAGCAACAATATAGCACCAACAAGCGCTTCGCTGGCCTCTTCCGCATTGCCCAGTCGCTTGTGCAGCGCATGGATATACAGTCCTGCCACTATCATCGCGGCAGCATTGGTTAGTAAAAGCTCGTTCATGCTACACTCCTATTGTTAGTGGGTAGCTATGATCGCTACCCACACGCTAAACTGCCTTCTGTTCACTATCGACATCTTAATGCACTGACACGCTGGGATGAAACGGCTCACCCATCTCATTCCACGTTTTAAGCATTTCAAGAATTTCTGAATCGTCCAGCGTGTCACCCCAACTACCGATACAAGAAAGCAACCCAGGATCAGGCGTCACTGAATTAACAGCCTTATAAAGTTCCTGCACAATCTTGAGCCCGGTGCCATCAAGGCAAGTTTTAACCATTTCGGTATCCATTTCGGTATCCCTTTTGTTCACTAACATTGTTTATAGACAAAATAGCCCACAGGCGCTTTAGTTAGACGGCGCATCATTGCGCCGCCTCCTTCATGACGATGATTTCACCGAACGGTGCGGTGCCTTCGCAGATAGATACCCACAGTACCGGGTAGCTAGGCGCAGGTCCGAAGTCGCTACAACACAGATCGGTGAGGAACACAGCGGCTACCGGCTCGACACCAAGCTCCTCGATGTAGCGGAAGCATGGCGAGAATGCTGTGCCACCGCCACCGTGTGGCTCCACATGCAGTTCTGCATCGCGGTCGAAGCACTCATAATGCGACACTTCACTGTCGAAGTAGACAACGTGCAGCTTGGTGGGATTAAGCCACTCCTTCACGGCTTTAACCTCAGCAGCGAAACGCGGTATGACGCTAAGCACCGACCCTGAGCAATCGATGTAGAACACCACTTCGCCCATTACCTCGCCGGTCGTGCTCGGCAAGTATAGGCCCTGCGATGCAAAGCGGCGATTAGGCCGGGCGAACGTGCGCTCGTCGGTGCGCTGACGAACCAAGAACCGCTGCAATACGTCGCGCCAATCAACGATGGGCGTGAGTATCTGCTCCACAAGCAGTTCTACACCGGCTGACATTTTGCCCATAGTGCGGGCAGCCTGTGCAGCCTGTGCGATCTTAACCTTCCAGTCGTCCTCAGCCTGCTTCAGCTCAGCCGGTGTACCTTCGTCGTCAGTGCACTCGTCGGTCGGCGTGCCGTTATACGGCCCATCGCCACCTTCGCCACCTTCGCCGCCTTCGCCCGGCTCGTCGCCTTCGTAGTTCTCAGGCAGCGCAGCATAAACGCCATCGGTAGTACCGCCACCTTGCTGTACAATGTCAGGGTTAAGCAGACCGCCTTCGATCATCTTACCGATACCCTCAGCAGTCAGGATGCCGTTGATGATGTAGTCACCGGCATAGTTCCACTTCTTGGGGTTACGGTTGCCCCTACGCCACGGATGCCCCAGCATGGGGTGCATACACTCATGGGCAACCAAGAACTTGACCTCGGCAGCAGACAGGTTGGCCAAGAACTTCCGACCATACTGGACACGCTTACCGTTTGTCTGCGCCGTTGGCACGTTGGCGAGCACATGGGGAATACCCATGGCCAGCGCACCAAAGAACGGATGGTCCAGCGCAAGGCTGGATCGAGCCTTAGCGAGCTTAAGGAGCAGCTCCTTGTCGTCGGGCAGCTTCATCGATTTAGGCATCGGGCTGTTCATGATGGCATGGTCTCCTTGATAAGCGCCGCAAGGCGCGTTGCACTGTCGTTCACGTCGCTACGAACCAACAGGTCCGCTCGCACGACCTCAGGGGCGTGCTTACACAGGTGGGTCCGCACCTCGTTGCAGAGGATAACGAGGTTCTGGTCGTCGTTGAAGTTCAGCTTGGGCAACAACAGGCACAGCTCCTCGGCTCCATCGAACAGGGAGTTGTGGAACTTGTGGTCAGGGTGTCCAGTACGCTCGACGATGTTCTCGACGCGCTCCAGCAACCGTTCCCACAGCGCCCGTTCCGCAGCTGCTTGCCCAGAGGACAGGCGGCTGTCGGCGTTGCGGGTGATCTCGTCGATGGCGCTCTGCGGCAAAGTTGACGGCAGACAGCGAAAGTCTGTGGCTGGCACGGCGCTGATAACCAGATCGATGGAGAACTTACCCCGCACCTCGCTCAGTGGGGGGTAGTCGTTGGCGTCGTACATGTCGCCTAAGGCGAACGGCGCAGCCTGCCGGGCAACCTCGTACTGATCGAGGAACCGCTCCACAAGTGCTTCGTGAGTGGATCGCCGCGTGTTGAACCCAGACGTGTATTCCAAGTACGACAGGGACGGCAGCATACGCACGCCACGGCCCTCCCACGGCAAGGTTCGTTCGTCATGCCAGCCACGGATGGCGCTGGTGCTGCTGTGCACCGCCTCAAGGTGGCTGTTCATGGGCAACAGTGCCTTGTGATACCGCCCAGCCGCTTGGTTCGCGTGGCTGATATCAGCGGCCTTCTTGCTCACATTCTTGTCGTGCTTGCGAGCCGACCACTGGGTAATGGTGAGCTGAGCAAGCACGGCTCGATCATATAGCGGGTTAGTCATTGGCTTTCTCCTTCTGGTGTTGGTAGAGGAATATCGCATTCAGCTGGCAGTCTGGCTCGAAATTCTTCGTAAGTCATCACTTTGTCTCCTTTAGTACTACGTCAAATATGACCCACTCATCCTTATTAAGGAGCTTATCGAGAACATTCGTTGGCTCAAGTCCGTACTCAACGACACCCTCGATGCGCTGGCGAGCTTTGGCCGCAACGGCCTCGCGCTCAGCACGCACTTCGTCCAGTTTCTTCCACTTCTTACCGGTCGCCATAATATCTCCTCCCTATCCTAAATGGACAAACTGCAGGGTAACACACTGCTACCCTGCAAAAATACTAGAATAATACGTTGGAATGCTTAACGGCCCAATCGGTGAACTCAGCAGTGTGTCCAAGTTCAGGCTTGCCACGCACGGCGTAGCTGACGGCAAGCACGCTGATATCCTGCTTGTCCTCAGGCAACCGGTCGAAGTACTGCGTCATCCGGCCAAAGTTAGTCTCGGTGACCACCTCGCTAAGCACACCTGCCAGAGCGTACAGCGTTGCCACGTCCTCAGGCAGCTTTGCCTTGTCGGGGTTAAGCAGGATGCTCATGGGATCGGGCAGGGTACGGTAGATCTTGCAGTACCCAGCGAACTCAGCCGCACGACCCTCGCCTACTGCACCGCAATAGGTCTCGTACTCAGCCTCGGCAGGCACGATGCCGATGGCATCGCTAACGCCTTCCACCCAGCCACGGGGAGTGGCGTTCTTGTCGCGTTGCGGGTCAAAGTCGTGCAGGGCGCTCGGACGCATCCGGATAAATCCGGTAACCATCTTGTGCACTCCATGAGCAAGCGCCCAGCTGGTCCAGTCGTCCAGATGTGCCTCGAAGGTATAGGTCGTCTCACGGTCAGCCAGATGGCTAAGCACTCGGTTCGCTCCTGCCCGGTTAGACACATGGTTACCAGTACTCCACACCGTCCAGCGATCTGCAAGATGCACACCATGGAGCGTACGGGCCTGCTCGATGTTGGCGATTACTTTCTGTATGTCGCTGCTGGCTTGGCCACGATCATCGAACAGCAGGACGCCACCCTTCTCGGTGCCTTCCTTGCCCTTGTAGGGATACCAGCCCGGCATCTTGTAGCCAAACGAGGGGCTACCCGCCTCGAAGTACGGCACACCGAAGTCCTCGACCAGCATGGTCGGGACATGCTGCGTGATACAAGGAACGCCAAGCTCTCTGGCTGTTTCCTCAGCTACACTGGTCTTACCGCAGCCCGGATCGCCAATAACGAGGATGGATCGTTGGCGAACAGAGTTGAAATGAGCCTTGAGGGTCTCTTTGAGCAGGGTCGGACGCATTAGATGGTCTCCTTCTGTTGTGGTTGTATCGTTAGGCTATTAACTGGACACTTTATGGCGGTGTCAACTATCTACGCTAGGCTAGAAATATCTACGGCTAACTGGACATAAACTTGTAAGGCGCGGGGCGAAATTCCGGCCCGGCGACCAGCGTAGCACGGCGCGGCCCGGCCCGCAAGCGAAATTTGCCTGCGTGCTCAAAGGGTTAGACCATTTGTGTCAACTATATATGAAAGTGTAAACTATCTATGAACTATCTACGATTTTGAGCTAGGTCCGTAATCCTAAACTATACGAAAAAACACTTAATTCCGTAATAATACCAGTGAGGGGAAGGAAGCGACTATATGTTTTATCTATTTTATATATGTTTTAGGCGAGAGAGGAGGGGAAAAGAGGTCACCCCCAGTGTGTAAAGTTATAAAAAAACTAAAAAAAGCTCCCCGAATAGTATTATTATATATATTATAGATAAAACATATATATATACCCTTTCTGCTGGTATATACCTATTGAAATCATTGGTATATTTACACTTTCATTGTAAAGTTAATGCTTCCGGTCCTAGCGCGAAAAACATATATAGTGCATATATAGCAGATAGTGGATTTTCTAACCCCTTGTTCCACAAGGAGTATTACCAACGCGCTTTACACTTTAGGACAGTAAACCGTCAAGTTATAACTTTACATTTTCCCCAAAGTGTAAAGCTATTTTAGGCGGCTAAATACCCCTCGATTTTGCGCGTTAAACGTGTGCGCGCGTCTTAGGGCTATATCCCCCCGAAGTATGGTCTAAGTGCCTATAAAGTAAGCCAAATCTCGCTGCGCAGAGCGGCAGTCCTGCAAAAAGGCAACAAAAAAACCCCAGCTTTCGCTGGGGTTCTCTGTGTTTAGGCTTTGAATAGCGCGTCTTCCGCTCGATGGTAGTCCACGTAAGAGCCGTCTTTGACCTGCTGAAAGGCCATATATAGCCAGCTCTGCGCCTTTAGCGGGTCCATCTCGCGTAAGGCCACGCGTCGAATAAGCCACGCTGCTAGTTCATTGAATGCTTCTGTATTCATGCTATCCTCGTTTGGTTGAAGAGGAAGGGAGAGGCTTGCGCCTCTCCCTCTGAGCCTATTCTTTTATCTCGATCATTGCGTGCTTCACTTTAAGCCGCGCCAATATTGCTTCACGATGGCGTTTTGGACGTATTTCCAGTTGAACGGTTCGATACTTTCCATTCTTCATAGGGACTTGAATGGTGGTAAAGCACCTTGAACGTGACATGCTGACCTCATATGGGTTGAAGGAAGGCCTGCCGGGCATAATGCCCGGCAGGTAGTTCTAGGGTACTAGAGCCTGAAGCCCGTCTTGCTGTTCGACTTGGCCGGGGCATCCTCGCGGATGGCGCCCATCACTCCATTGTCGAACCCGCGAAGGAAGGAAGTCTTGAGGACATGGCCCGGAGGAACACTGTTCCCGTGTCGAGCGATGATGAGCGCCTCGAACCCTTCCTTTGCCGCATTCATTTTGGCGGCGGCTTCCTTCACATCTTGCAGCGCCTTGTTAGCTTCAACATCTTTAGGATCGATGACGATGCTAACCCAAGTAGGAACCTCTTGCCCCACGTTTTTGCCCTTGGCGGCAACGTGATAAGTGGGGAGCATTTGGGCAACAGCTTTAGCATTGGTGGCCATTTGAAGTCTCCATATTTGGTTTTCAAACAGCCCAGCCCTAGCTGGGCTGTCCCGGCTCGGTATCGATCCGGTAAATACATAATGACATAACCTTACAGTTTGTCAAGTTATGCTTTGCCTATTGCTCAGATCATTGTGCATTGCACCATGTGATGTGCGCTGTTGCGAGGCTTGTCCATGCTACCCCCCCACATGGACAAGCAGGCCAAGGCCGCCCCCATGAGTACCCAACTTCTTACGATAAGACCCCCAAAACCCTTTCTAACACGTACACTTACAAATCTCTTGCATATCAGTGGGGGGTATGCTAGTTTCTTCAGATGATAGGGAAAAATTTTGGGCGGCTCACCGTAGTATCCCCAGCTCCCAGCAGGGGGAAAGGTACGGTTTTTCGCTGTCTTTGCCTCTGTGGGAAGACGGTTGATGTACGCGGCTCCGCGCTTAGAACGGGGCATGTCACGTCATGCGGGTGCCACAGAAACGTTGGACCCCGAACCAGCCTAGCTGGCATAGTATTTGGAGAGTTGACGGTAGAGAAGTGGGTGGCATCTCATCCCATACGCTGGAAGTGTAGCTGTAGTTGCGGTGGCACAGCGGTGGCATCTACGGCAAAGCTTCGTAGAGGGGTCAGTCTGCATTGTGGCTGTCTAGCCCCGGCATCACACGGCCTTAGCAGACACCCCCTCTACAGCACCCACGCTGGTATGATGGATAGGTGTTATAATCTTAGTGCTGTACACTTTGCCTCTTATGGGGGTAGGGGCATTGCGGTAATCCAGCGGTGGCATGACGTAGCTACGTTTATCGCAGAGTGCCCGCCAAGACCGCAATCTTCTATTAAACTGTCGCTCGGTAGGATCGATAACGACGGAGACTATGCCCCGCATAACGTGCGCTGGGAAACGCCCACCCAGCAGAACCGTAACAAGCGTAATAACGTTCTTATGGGCACACCTTGGGGTAAGATAACGATGGCTGAAGCTTCGGAACGCTCCGGGGTACCAGCCACGGCCATACGACACAGGCGTAGGCGCGGGCTATCGGATTCGCAGGCACTAGCTCCAATGCGCGATTTTTCCACTCTGCTCGGTGGGGTGTCTGTGAAGGATTTTGCGCAAAGTAGGGGTATCTCGAAGGCGACGGTGTACTACAGGCTTAATAATGGTATTACCAACATTGAGGACCTCGGCAGGGTCACTCCACCATGGCCAGTGCTTACTGAGGAAGACCTTGCTCTCCTGAGAAGCTATTCGACGTAGGTTGCCTTATACCCACCACATACTGTAGGCTCACCTTCCATGGATAACTCCAAGTGGTCTGACAAACTGGCGTTTGATATCGCCCTGCGCCTCGAAGGCAGCGGGGACGAGCTAAACGACCTGCTGGACAAGCACCGCATCACCACGGTGGACCTGTTGGCGCTCAACGGCGACAGCGTGTTCCTCAAGCAGGTGGCAAATTACCGTGACGAAATCCATGAGCGTGGCCTGACGTTTCGGCTCAAAGCCAGAGCGCAGGCCGAGGAGCTGCTTCTAACTTCGTGGAAGTTAATCCACGCCCCAGAAGTAAGCCCCACGGTAAAAGCCGATCTCATTAAATCAACCGTCAAGTGGGCTGGGTTGGAGCCAAAAGATGGTGCACAGACAGGGGATGCGGGTGGCGGGGTTAAAATCACGATTAATCTTGGCGCGAGTGAGTCCTCAGCCAAGCTCATCGACGCGTATCCTGCAAGGCTTGACAGCTCCGCTTAACGTCAAGGCCATTGAGGACGGGCTGGCCAGCCACTACGTGTCCTACCGGACCACCCGGGAAGTGGACGATACGTACACTATAGAGATTTTCCACCCGCCCGGTAATTACACATGGCATTGATTCAATGGCACTAGAGATTGACTACACCCCGCCTCCGGTCGTCCTCCGCTTCATGGAGGACGATAGCCGCATGAGGGTCGTCATGGGGCCGGTCGGCAGCGGCAAGTCGGTGGGGTGCAGCTTCGAGATCGTACGCCGGGCTAGTCAGCAGGAGCCGTCCGCCAACGGCATACGCAAGACGCGATTCGCGGTCGTCCGCGAAACGGCTCGGCAGCTGCAGGATACGACCATCAAGACTTTCCTCGACTGGTTCCCTCCGGGGGCGTGTGGCCAGTTCATGCGCACCACCAAGACCTATCTGTTCAAGGTGGGTGACGTCGAGTCCGAGATCATGTTCAGAGCGCTGGACGATAGCGACGACGTGGCCAACCTCAACTCGCTCGAACTGACAGGCGCGTGGTTCAATGAGTGCCGCGACATCCACCCTGACATCATTGACGCTATGTCCAAGCGCATAGGACGTTTTCCATCTGCCAAGGACGGTGGGCCGACGTGGTACGGCATGTGGGGGGACACCAACCCGCCCACCATGGATACGTGGTGGTACTACCAGCTCGAACATCTCAGCTCAATTGACGGAGTGAGCGCCAATGACAATGGATGGGCGGTGTTCAAGCAGCCCTCAGGACGCAGCCAGAGTGCTGAGAATATCGATAATCTACCCGATGGATACTACGATACTCAGGGAAGAAGCGAAGAATACATACGCGTTTACATCGACGGTGAGTACGGACTTAGCCTCGCCGGTATGCCCGTTTATAAATATTTCAAACCAGACTACCATATGGCGCGGCAAAAACTACGCCACATCAATAACGGCATCCGTCCCATTGTTGTCGGAATGGACCTCGGCCTCACTCCCGCTGCCGTCATAGGCCAGCTTGACCCGCGTGGCCGGGCATTGGTCTACGCCGAGTGCGTCAGCTTTGACATGGGGGTACAACGGTTTGTACGCACCATGCTCAAGCCGCTGCTGTTCGAGCGGTTCGCCGGTGCGCCCATCCTCGTGGTGGTCGACCCCGCCGGTGTCCAGCGGGCACAGACCGACGAACGCAGTGCGGTAGATATCATCAAGGCCGAGGGAATGCGGGTTATGCCTGCTAGAACTAACTCCGTGTCGGCCCGGATTAACGCAGTCGACGAGTTCCTTATGCGGCAGGTCGACGGAGAGCCAGCGTTCCTGCTGGACCCCGGATGCACGCAGCTTAAAGCGGCGATGATGGGGGGGTATCGCTACAAACCCAAGGGAGACGGCGACATCGACAAGAACAAGGCGTCCCACGTGGCCGAGGCCCTGCAGTACCTATGCCTTCACATTGCCAGCGCCTCAGCTGGGTCGTTAGTCGCAGCCAAGCGTGAAATCCGCCCAGTTGCAGCAATGGGTTGGACGTGATAGAAAGAAATCACCATGAAAACTAAAGACGCGAGAGGTTCGCGGAAAGCGACAAGTGGCACACCAGCGTGGCAACGCGCCGAGGGTAAGAACCCCAATGGGGGCCTGAACGAAAAGGGTCGGCGGTCGTACCATGAGGAAACCGGCGGGACACTTAAGCGCCCGCAGCCGGAAGGCGGGTCTCGGCGGGATTCATTTTGCGCGAGAATGGAAGGCATGAAGAAGAAGCTAACCAGCGCCGCGACGGCTCACGATCCAAACTCGCGCATAAACAAATCACTCCGGGCATGGAAGTGTTAGATGAAAATACCGCAAACCAAGGGTTCGTATCGTTGTTACCTGCCGGTCCACGGACCGCAGCAGGGTAAGGGCTATGCCGAGGGCGGCGAGGTTCCAGCTTTGTTGGCCGAAGCCAAAAAGACAATGGAACGTGAGTTTGCCGACGACGATAGATCGTCAAAATACATCTCTCGAGATGGTAAGCCTTACAAGATGAACCAAGAGCGGCAAGCAGATGAAGCTCTCAGTATCTCCGATGCTGTCCCTAGGCCGGGCTCTGATGCCCCACAACGGATTGTAAAATAAATGGCAAAACAATACTCGTTTAAATCATCTAATCCAAAACTGAGTATGACGGATTCCGAAGGCCCTGCTCATGAGAAGGCCGAAAGCAAGGCTAAGGAAGCCAGCGAAGGCATGGAGCCGGGCGAAGGATATGCCATGGGCGGGTCGGTAAAAGCCAGCAAGAACAAGGGTTATGCTAAAGGCGGTAAGCCTTACAAGATGACGGGTCGCTAAATAAATGGCAGGTCTGTCCCTTCTTCGTGTCGTGAGCAATTCCGAGCTTGATAAGCAAGCGGCGGCTAAGCAAGCGGCTGACGAAAAGAACAACACGCCTCTCATGCTGGGCATCGCAGCTCACTTGAAACTATGCTGGGAAGCAGCAAGACGGGCTAAGCAGCCCATTGAGTATATTATGTTACGCGCTATGCGGCAGCGCAACGGCGAGTATGAAGCAGATAAGCTTTCAGCTATCCGCAAGCAAGGCGGCGCTGAAGTCTACATGATGATTACCGAGGTCAAGTGTCGCGCAGCTGAGAGTTGGTTGCGCGATATTCTTTTAGATAGCGGCACCCCGCCGTGGACTATTGACCCAACGCCAATCCCTGATCTGGTTCCAGAACTGCTCGCACAAGTACAGCAAGCCGTTGCGGCCATGGTGATGCAGTTTGCCGAGCACACTGGTCAGGCTCCGACGCCGGAGCATATGGGCGAAATAAAGGAATTTCTTCAGCAGCAGTATCGCTTCAAGCAGTTGCAAGAAGCACAGGATCGCGCCGATCTGATGAAGGAAAAGATTGCGGATCAGTTTGCGCAGGGCGGCTGGGATCAGGCGTTTACTGACTTTATCACAGACTTGGTTACGTTCCCGGCGGCATTCATTAAAGGCCCGGTCATACGCCGCCAACGTGTGCTTGGGTGGGGTAAAGACGAGAATGGTGCTACTATTGCAGAACCGACTGATGTGATTGCGCCTGAGTTTGAGCGCGTTGATCCGTTCCGCATCTATCCAGAACCCGGGATTACTACTCTTAACGAGGGTTATTTATTTCAGCATCATCCGATGACGCGTACACAATTGGCCGATTTGATAGGCGTACCGGGCTATAACGAGGATGCCGTCCGTACCGTTCTGGATCAGGGCAGTACAAGCAATTCATGGGTTTCCAGTTTTCAGATGTATGCCAAGGAGCAGGAAGAGCGTAAGTTTAACGCTGTGCTGCGCCCGACAGATATGTTTGACGCACTTGAATTCTGGGGTAAAATATCTGGCAAGATGCTGCGCGAATGGGGCATGACCGAACAGGAAATACCCGACGAAGCGCAAGAGTACGACGCCAATGTTTGGCTAATTGGTAACTATATAATTAAGGCAGAGCTTAACTATGATCCGCTGGGTGAGAAGCCGTATTCTAAGACTTCGTTTATCAAGTGCCCCGGCGCGTTTTGGGGAAAGGGTATCCCTGAGATTATCGAAGACGTACAGAACGTGTGTAACGCGGCTGTACGCGCTTTGGTTAACAACATGGGAATTGCATCTGGTCCTCAGGTGGAAGTTAACCTTGAGCGCTTGCCGCCTAATGAAGACATTACGCAAATGCACCCGTGGAAGATTTGGCAGGTAACTAATGATCCTGCCGGGTCTAGTGCTCCTGCGGTGCGGTTCAATCAGCCAAACGATAATTCGTCTCAGCTTATAGCCGTGTACGAGCGGTTTGCTCGTATGGCGGATGACCATTCCGGTATTCCTGCATATCTGTACGGCGACACTAACGTGCATGGCGCTGGTCGTACCTCATCTGGTCTATCGATGTTGATGGGGTCTGCGGGCAAGGGCATTCGTCAGGTCGTCATGTACATCGATGCCGACACAATAAAGCCTATCATCAGGCGGCAATTTATTTACAATATGCGCTATGATCCGGATGAAAAAATTAAGGGTGATATTAATATCGTACCGCGTGGCGCTGCTAACTTGGCAATGAAGGAGCAGATGAACGCCCGCCGTGTTGAATTCTTGACCGCGACGGCTAACCCAATCGACGCTGAAATTATGGGCCGCAGCGGTCGTGCAGCGATACTACGCGAAGTATCCAAGAGCTTGCAGCTTCCGTCTGAGGAAATTGTGCCAACGCGTGAGAAGGCAGCTTTAGACGCATGGGTGCAACAGCAGAAACCGCCTATGCCGCAAGAGCAGCCTCCCGGCGGGCTACAACTTTCACACGGAGCGCCTAACGCTGCTCCGTCGTCCACACCTACGTTCCCCGATGGTTCGCCAAAAGGCGGGCAAGAAGGTAACGTAGTGTCCAGCGCGGTGAGCGGTCAGCCATGATCCGGCCATCACCCAAAGTTGTTGAAGCCATGGCGATTGTGGCCAAGAGGAATCCAGAGTTTATGGATTTCCTACGCACAGCGTACATGCATGAGCTTGAACAACTACCGCAGGCAATAAGTAACCCGGCACTCGCACAGGGGCGGTGTCAGGTATTAGGTGAGCTTTATAGGTTCATCTCAGCAGCTCCTGAATTAGCAGCAAAGCCTTACCAGAACGGTAATGGAAAGCTGTCTTCATCTGAACGCACACCCGGGGGGAGCGTATAATGGCAGTACCAGAGCAGATTCGTAAACAGTCTGAGGCAGTCCGCGAACTATACAAACAGATTAATGCTGATGAGGAAGGCGGCACCGTGCCCGCCAAATCCGATTCTAACAGTAATCCTATTGTAGGTGATACAACTTCTGCCGACAGTGTTACGCCTGCTTCGTCCGAAATCGTAGAGCCGCGCGTTTTGGACGACGATCCTAACTCTGACACGTATGCCCAGAAATGGCGTACGCTTCAGGGAATGTACAATGCTGACATGGGGCGGATGCAAGCGCAGTTGCGCGACTCAGCCGCTCGTACAGCGCATCTGGAACAGCTTATTGCTTCGATATCTAGTGCCCCACCTGCCGCTCCTAGGCCACAAGGCAATCAACGTCCTCAGTCTTTGGACTTGGTTTCCGATACGGACAAGACCGAGTATGGTGAATCGCTAGATGTGATGCGCAAGGTGTCCCGTGAGGAGCTATATCCGCTTCTGAACAAGATTTCAGAATTGGAATCGGCCCTCGGTGGTGCGATGAACAATATCAACTCGGTCGTTCCGCAGGTTCAGCGGGTTGCTCAACAGCAAGCCCAAAGCACTGAGGAACGGTTCTGGATGGCGCTTTCGGAACGTATTCCGGATTGGCAAAAGATCAACAACAATCCAAACTTTCAAGCATGGTTGTTGGACATTGACCCACTTACCGGAAACACACGGCAAGCGTATCTAGATCAGGCCCAGAAACAGCTGGACCCTAATCGCGTGATATCCATTTTCAACATGTATGGTTCGAGTGGTGGAGCAGCCAACGGTGCTCAAGCCAGTGCTCAATCCACTCGGTCCGCTTCAGAACTGGAACGTCAGGTTTCTCCCGGTCGCTCACGTAGTGCGGGCGCTCCTACGGGCCAGAGAACAGCCACGTATACGCCAGCCGATCTCGCTGATTTCTACAGTGATGTCCGCAAAGGGAAGTATAAGGGGAAAGAAACTGAGCGTGACCGTATTGAACGCGACATCTTCGCTGCGCAGCGGGATGGACGCATAGTCGCAAACAGTTAAAATAAGGAACTTCTACTATGGCTTATCCTACCTCCCCCGGTCATCCGTCCTACAGCGGGAATTTTATTCCTGAAATCTGGTCGGGTAAACTGATCGAGAACTTCTATGACGCCTCGGTTCTGTCCGCTATCTCGAATACTTCATACGAGGGTGAGATCAAGAGCCTTGGCGACACGGTTAACATCCGTGGTACTCCGACCATTACGGTACGTAGCTACACCAAAGGTCAGACTCTGACGGTTGAACAGCCAGAGAAAGCTAAACTGCAGCTTCTTATTGACAAAGGCGAGTACTTTGCTTGCATCGAGGACGATGTTGATAAGGTGCAGACCGATATTAATATGATGGACACGTGGTCGAAGGATGCTTCTGAGCGTATGAAGCTCGCCATCGACGCACGCGTTCTAACCGATCTCCTCCCGGATGTTTCGGCTAACAACAAGGGCACTTCCGCTGGCCGTATCACAGGCAATCTTAACCTTGGTTCGTCTGGCTCGCCAATTGCGATCACGTCGTCAAATGTTGTCACCACGATCATCGACATTGGCACCGCGCTTGATGAAGCTAATGCTCCGGAATCTGATCGTTTTATTGTTATCCCGGCGAAGATGGCTGGCTACCTCAAAGCATCAGATCTGAAAAGCGCGCTCATCACGGGCGATAGCACCAGTCCGCTGCGTAACGGTCGCGTTGGTATGGTCGACCGTTTCACTGTCTACATCAGCCACAATCTTAACGTGTCGTCCGGCAAATTTAGCGTTATTGCTGGTCACAAGATGGGCTTTACGTTTGCTTCCCAGATGACCGAGATGGAAAGCCTTCGGGCGGAATCCACCTTTGGCAACATCATTCGTGGGTTGCAGGTGTATGGCTATAAGGTTGTGAAGCCTGAAGCTCTCGCGGTCGCGGTAGTCACGCTCTAATCCAGTGGGGGTTAACGCCCCCACTTAACTTCCATTTTCCTGCTAGGAGTACGCCATTATGGCTACCTATACCGATACGCTTGGCTTTAATCGGGGCTCGTCTGCTCTGCGGTACAACGGTCAAAAAGTGTCCCGTCAAGCTGTTAAGATCGACTTTGCTGCGATTGCTGCGGCTCGTACTGCTGCTGGCGCTGCCGCGCTTGTTGCTACCGACGTGTTGCAGGTTCTCAGCATTCCGGCGAAAACGCTCGTTCTCGCCGTTGGTGCCGACTGTACCACTGCCGAAGGCGCTACCCTCACCATCGGTGTTGGCGACGGTACCTCGACCTCTGGCTATCTCACCGCGTTCAGCTTGAACTCGGTTGCCAGTATTGCTTCGGCGCTCACGCTTACTGAAGCCACGCCGAACACCGTCACCGGTTTGACCGGTGGAAAGTACTACTCGGCTGCGGATACTATCGATATTCTCATCAACACTTCGGGTGCTGATGTCGCTGTTGTCACCATCTGGGCGGTCTGCGTTGACTGTTCGTAATTACTAAGTAGGGGGCTTAGGCCCCCTACTTTACTCCAACTCTAGAGGTTTTTATGCGGTATCTTCGCCACAAGATCGACGGGACCATATATGAGTGGCACCCTATCCTTGCGGTACATCCAAACTGCGAAGAAGTTAGCGAACAACAGGCATACCCGGAGAAGTTCATTCCTGAGGACCGCAAAGGACAGCCACCGCGTATTGATATTAGCGTTGATGTCCTTGAGGAAATAAAAATTGACAAACCTGAATTGTCTCAGGATGCCGGGCGTGGGTTATTTGCTAAGCCAAAAGTCAAAAGGGTATCCTTATGATACTCGCTGACGTGCTTACAGAGGCTCGCAGGCTCCTGCAAGATACGAATGCCGCTGCAAGTTTGCGGCGGTACTCTGACGCACATCTGCTTGGAACAGCCAATCAGGTGTTGCAACGTATGGCGATCTTGCGGCCTGATCTGTTTTCGTACATAGGCGATATTACATGCGCAACTGGAGAAGTTCTTCAAACCGCGCCTACTAATTCTTTGCGGTTGATAGATATTTTCCGAGTAAAAGGTGGGTCCGGGGTACGCGAAACCAACAGGGCTACCCTCGATCAGACCTACCCCACATGGGCAGATGACCCTGATGGAAATTGTTTGAATTGGATGCGGCACGTTAAAAACGCTAATCGGTTTTTTATATACCCAAAAGCACCGGCTGGGCAGATACTTGTTGGCGAGTACGCTAAGATGCCAGCCACATACGACGCTAACACTACTGTCACGGAGCTTCCAGACGCCTATTTCCCTGTGGTTGTAGATGGCGTAGTATGGCTAATCGAGTCAACGGATAACGAAAGCGTTACCAGTGGGCGGGCTGCAATGTTCATGCAGTCGTTTATGCAAACGATGAGCGCAACGTTGGCCAACCAGTCAATTACAGACGAGTCTTCCTCCACTCCCGGCAAGAAGAACGGTCCCTAAATGACTGACAGGCTGTTCTCTTCGTTAGAATATAAGATAGCCCCGGTTGCCCCGGGGTGCCCTATGCCAACGATCATTCAGCATGTTCGTGCCGCAGCCATCGACGTATGCGAACGGACGCTATTATGGCGGTTTGAACAGGAAGCAATAACGCTAACGGCAGGGGTTTTTGAGTACGACTACGACACTCCTAGCGGAACAGCCGTTGCAGCCATAATCCATGCCCATATAGGGAACAACGCGCTACTTCCATTGACGCAGGAAAACGTACATTCGCGGTACCCCGACTGGCCATCCGCAGATGTGGCTAAGCGCGACAGGCCGCGCATCGTTACCCAGTTCAATCCGGACCAATTCTGTCTTGTTCCGGTACCGGGTAATGCCGAAATTTACAATATAATCATGTTTTTGGCTCTAAAACCTACTTTAGAGGCCACATCTATGGATAAACGGTTCTTTGACGATGCGGAACCCCTAATTCTCCATGGTGCATTGCACACTTTGCTGGCTTTGCCTAACAAATCGTGGTCGTCTATGGAATTATCAGCGTTTCACGCGAAACAGTACGCCTATAAAACGGGGGTGCAGCGCGCCAAGGCTAATATTGGCATGGCAAGAGCGTCTTTAACAGTACGCTTACAACCGTTCTCGTGAGGTCATAGCAATGGTTGACGTAATAAGGCTTGTTCAGGGCGATCAGAAGCCGGATATCACGCTACAGCTAACAGATAACGTATCGGGTAGCGCAGTTGATCTATCGGCGGCGACGACGAGCATACTTGTATACTTTCGTGCGGCGGGAACGACTACGGTGCTCTCCACAATTACTTGTACAAAGACTGATGCGGTAAACGGCATAGTTTCATTTGACTTTGCCCCGAATGTCCTAAGCGTTGCCGCTGGAATGTACGAAGGAGAAATAGAAGTTAACTTTAATGGGGCGGTGCAGAGTTCCTATGACCTGCTTAAATTCAGGGTACGGGCGCAGTTTTAATGGTAACATCTAGGTCGACCATCCCTGCATACCCCGGCATACGCGTTACCGCATATGCGAACCCAGAACTTGTTTTTGCGCCGTTTCCTATTACGCGCTTCCAACAATCTGTTACCCCGTCCGATACAAATACTAAGCTTATAAGCCCGACATATTCGGATAGCGCATTTCTGCTCGATTCAATTACTATCTATGACGGCCCCGTTGAATTTGATAGTATTACGGTAGGCGAAGCCTCTATTCTATGGCCAAGTATCGTTATTACACCTGACACAGTGTCAATTTCAGAGGCGGGTACCAAGGCCTTTAGTACACCTGATATTGCCCTTGGGCTTGATATTGTTACCGTCAGCGAACTAGTAACTTTAACAGGGGGACGCGAATTTGGGGATACTGTAGGGGCAACCGATAGCCTGAACCCATTTGATGTGTCCAGTGTATTGGCTGATTCTGCCAGTTTGAGTGAAGCGTTGGATAGAACAGTGTCTTTCGTACGAGACACTATTACGGATACGGCGACAGTTTCGGAAGCTCTAGCTTTCTCAGTCACCTCAAACGCCCTCGGGGACAGTGTTACTGTTACTGAGGCTATCTTCATAACCGTCCCCTTGGCGGACAGTATTTCTCTATCTGAGGGTATTGTGCTAACCTTTAGCAAGGTGGCTACTGATTCAGCCACTGTTACCGAAGCGCTTACTGAAACACTAACCTCGGCCCCGCTCGGAATTATGAACGCATCCGCCTTCAACGTCAGGGCATTTAACAAGTAAGGAACCTATCATGATCCAAGACCAGACGACTGTAAAAGGTAAGGTTATCTTTGTCCTTACTGGCCCAGATGGTAAAGTTAAAGAAAAGCGTGAGCATGACAACGTCGTCACCACCTTAGGTAAGGGTTTCATCGCCTCGCGTATGAAGGACGCCACTGCCACGGCCATGTCGCACATGGAAGTCGGCACCAGCTCGACGACTGCCTACGCCACCGACACTACGTTGGGCGCGGCTGTAGGCTCCAGCCGTACCGCGTTGACGAGTACCACTGTGTCGACCAATACCGTCACGTACGCCTGTACGTTCAGCGCTGGCGTTGGCACCGGCGCGCTTGTCGAAGCTGGCATTTTTAACGCTGCTTCCGCTGGTACAATGCTCTGCCGTACGGTCTACTCCGTCATCAATAAAGGTGCGTCGGATACCCTGACCATCTCTTGGGTTATCACCGTTTCGTAATAGAGGCGCAAAATGGCAGCTCTTATAACTAACAACGCCGCAGGCACGCTTAACGGGGCTATCACCCTATCTGCTGTAAGCTTAGCGTTAAACGCGGGACAGGGTGCTCTGTTCCCAAACCCGACCGGTGGCGCATATTTCTACGCCACCTTGATAGATGCATCTCTCAACGTAGAGATCATCAAGGTAACGGCTCGGTCTACTGATACGTTTAGTACTATTGTCAGGGCGCAGGATAATACTACTGCAAAAGCGTTCAGCAACGGGGATGTCGTAGAAATCCGTCCAACAGCAGCGTTGTTCGCTGAAACTGCCAAGACGGCTGACCTTCAGACCTTCACGGCATCGCAGCGCGGTACGGTGACGACGGACAACGACGTGTCGTTCGACATGAACGTGACGAACAACTTCCGCTCGACGCCTACGGCTGGTGGTGCGCTGACGTTCACGAACATCACGTCTGGTCAGTCGGGCAACATACACCTCGTCAATGGCAGCAACTACGCCATCACTGCCGCAGCAACGACAAAGATGAGTACTGCTGACTTGGCAACTATCAGCACAAGCGGGACGTACTGGATTTCGTACTACTGCTACGACGGAACAAACGTCATAGCGACTACTTCGGGTAATGTTGCAGCATGAGCGTAATCTCTGGAAACACAAAATCAACTCGTGGCGGTTACCAGATCGCGCGCTCGCTGCGGCTTCGTCAGGCCGCATCGGCAAAGCTGGCGTGGACTCCGGGGGTAGCTCCGGCGAGTGCTAAGAAGTACACGCAAGAGTTCTGGCTTAAGCGCGGCAAGATTTCCGACTCGGCCTTGCAACCCCTGTATGCCGCTGACTCGACTGGTTACGATCTGTTCGGGTTCGACACCGACGACACGTTGCGCTGGTGGGCCAACGCTAACGCCAACTCGGTAAAGACAGCCGCAGTTTACCGCGACCCGTCTGCGTGGCTTCACATTGTCCTTCGTGTCGACACGGATGCAGCTTCCGGTAGCCGCCTCATCATAGAAGTGAATGGTGTCGTACAGTCATTGCAGGCATGGAGCACTGAGGTCACGCCTGCGCAAACTCTTAAGATCGCGGGTTCCGGCAAGGTCCAGCAGATCGGTCGCGAAGTCGGCAACAATTACAATTTCTTCGACGGTTATCTGGCGAGCTTTCGTCACATCGACGGGCAGGCACTAGCCGCTTCAAATTTCGGCCAAACCAACGCCACGACAGGCGCTTGGGAACCAAAGGCTTACAGCGGCTCCTACGGCACGAACGGGTTTTATCTGAAGTTCAGCGACAACTCAGGCATTACTCCAGCAACCATTGGTAAGGACTCGTCGGGAACAAACGTCCTCTCGACAACAGGCACCACGGCGTCCAGCACCGCTCTGACTGCCATCGCGGGCGCAGTTCAGCCGCAGGTCAATCAGATTGTCACGGGCTCCGGCATTCCGTCCAACACTTACCTCACGGTAGTCGGCGGCGTCTCCGGTGCATGGACTGCCACGATGTCTGCGGCGGCCACGACCACTGTGGTCGGCGGCGCTCTCGTATTCACGGGCAATAACTGGACACCATCAGGCATCTCTGTCGCCGCAGGCGTCACCAACGACAGCCTCGTTGACACGCCTACGAACTACGGCACCGACACTGGTGCTGGTGGCGAGGTGCGCGGGAATTATTGCACATGGAACCCGCTTGATAAGGCCGCAGGTGTTGCACTCACCGGAGGCAATCTCGACGCCGCTTGGTCTGGTGCGTCAATTACGCAAGCGACGCGCTCGACGTTCGCTCTTAGCGATACTGTCGACCAATATTGGGAAGTGGGCGTCAACACGAACTCTAACTCTAACGCCCTGATCGGGGTCGCGGACGCTCGGTCATCTTTGGCTGCACTTCTTGGTGGTGATGCCTACGGATGGGCGTTCAGCCCGGCCTACAATGGTTCTGGCACACGTGGGGCTAAACTCACCAACAATCCCACCGGCGCACCGGGCGGGACCGTATGGGGGAAATTCGCTACCGCATTCGGCCTTACTGTATATGGGTTTTACTGGAAGGCTTTGACTAGAGAAATATTCATCCGTGACGATACCGGTTGGATGAATGCCTCCAACAGCAACGATAGCACGCCAACAACGGCGATGTACTCCAGCATCGCGGCTGGAACATTGTTTCCAGCAGTGGGGCACTATTCTGGCGCTTCGCAGAGCACGGCCTTTTCAATTAACGCTGGTCAGCGCCCCTTTGCTTACACCGCCCCCTCGGGCAGCAAAGCCCTCTGCACGCAGAACCTCCCCGACCCGGCGATCTTGAAGCCGAATACTTATTTTGATGTTGTCACGATCACTGGCACTGGTGCTGCCGTCAACATTCCAATGCCTAGCGGAATGATTTCGAACTTTGCTTGGTTAAAGGATCGGAGCAACGGGTCGACAAATCATCTGTTGATTAACGATTTGGCAATAAATGGGAACACGCTGTCATCAAACAACACAGCAGCGGAAGTAACGTCGTCCGCAGAGTTTTACTGGAACGGCACCCCCGGTGTAAACGTACTGGCAATGCAGCCGTTTAGCTTAAATGCGGGTATTACTGGGCGCGCCTATGTTGTGGCAGGCTGGAAGAAAGGTGCAACACCGGGCTTTGATATTGTCTCATATACCGGAACCGGCTCAGCTCGTACCGTGGCACATTCTCTTGGCGTTGCACCTAAGATGATTATTGTCAAAGGGAGAAACACAACAACCCCTTATGGGTGGTTTGTCTATCATTCAGGCCTGACCAGCGCGAATTATCGCTTGGAACTTCAATCTACTGGCGCACAGGCAAATGGCGGCGCTAGCGGGCAATGGAATAGCACAGATCCGACGTCATCAGTCTTTAGCCTTGGCGGTTCGTCTTGGCCAGAAGTAAACGAGAACACAAAAAGTTATATCGCATATCTGTTTGCCGAAATCTCCGGCTTCTCCAAGTTCGGCTCTTACACTGGCAATGGCAGCACTGATGGTCCTTTTGTTTACTGTGGATTTCGCCCTCGTTGGGTTATGTGGAAAAGCGCTTCAACTGGTGGATGGGGTATAGTTGACGCTGTTCGTGACACTTATAACGTTTCTGCTAACGTGCTGGTGCCAAGTTCCTCAGCAGCAGATTCAACTGCAACAAATCTATTGGATATAACCTCAAACGGCTTCAAAATCCGCCATGACGGATCGTCCGTAAACTTAAATCAGTCCGGACAAACATTCGTTTTTGCTGCATTTGCCGAACAACCCTTTAAAACTGCACGAGCGAGGTAACAAATGTTTCAGCTTCCAGACGGTACTACTATTAGTGCTGGTAACGGCTTCACTATTGACGGTGAAAAGTTCTCCGATATCTGGCTTAGTAACGCCACCCCGGAAATGCTCGCTGAGAAAGGCATCACGCGATACGACCCGCCACAGCCGGAAGCCTTCGATAGCCGCTTCTACTTCGCCGCTGGTTCGCCGCGTGACGTTGCTCAGTGCAAGCAAGTGCTTATTGTAGCCGCTAAGGCCTACGTTGCATCGTCTCTCGCGCAAAGCGATTGGCAGATCACACGCGAACTTGAAGATGCAACAAACACAAAGGCAAGCGATGCTATCCGTACCTATCGCAAAGCTCTTCGGGCTAACGGCAATGCGCTTGAAACCGAGATAAATGCCCTAGCCGACGCAGCTGCTTGCGCCGCATGGCAGCAACATGGTTGGCCAGTTGACCCTGATGCACTTGTTAGACCGTAGTATACAATGCCCGCAGCAAAGTTAACAAAGTTTTTAGGTATTGCTCCCAAGATTGGTCCGGAGCTGCTGCCGAACTCTGCTGCGCAGATTGCTACGAATGTAAAATTGCATTCCGGCGACTTAATCCCATATCGTCAGCCGCTGACAATTGCTCTTCCGCTTCGGTCTGGTATTGTTAAGACTATTTACCCTATGCAAGACCCGGCAGATGCAACTAGTAATTTATGGTTATCTTGGGTTTCCGATGTAGATGTAGTGCGCCCCACATCGTTGTCTGGCGAAGAACAACGCATCTACTACACGGGGGATGGTGCGCCTAAAGTAACCGACTATGCCCTTGCTGTTCAGGGAGCTGGGTCTTATCCATATGCCTCCTACGATCTTGGTCTACCGCTCCCGACTACAGTGCCTACTGTGTCTGCTGCGTCGTTTGCGTCTAAAACCACAGTTTCGTATGCCCGTGATTCTGGTAATATTGCCACAATTGTAACCGGGACCCCGCATGGTTTGCGCTCTGATTTGATTGTGTCAATAACATCGTTCGTCTCCGCAACAGGACTTACGTTTAACAGTACCAACGTACGCGTCACCGTGCTAAATACCACGTCATTTTCCTACTATAACCAAGGCGCGGTTGTTGCTGTAACTGGCGATACAAACGGTTCAGTAAGTTTAGCGGGTACTCCTGCAAATAGGACGTATGTGTACAGCTGGCTTACACCGTGGGGCGAGGAGTCCGTACCAAGCGATCCGACGACTGAGGTTTATGTCCGCGAAGGGCAAACCGTAACTATTTCCGGGCTACCGACTGCGCCACCAGCAGGATCCAATTTTGTACGTGGGTTTCGTGTGTACCGTACCGTTCCTAGTTCGGTAGCTACAACCTACTATCTGCTCGCAGAGATATGGTTCCCTAATCCTTTGGCGTCTGCATCCAGAACGTCCAACGTTGTCACTATGACGACATTATACCCACATAACCTGTTAGTAGGCGATGAGATAAAAATAACCAGCACTACATTTGGCGGGGTACCTGATACATCGTTCGATGTGACGGACGTAGCAGTTTTATCGGTAGTCGATAAATACAAATTTACCTACACCGCCGCTGGATCAGATAAAGCCACGACAGCCACATCTGCTGGGTATCAGTACTGGGACACGGCAGAGCCGGGGGTTACCTCATCACGCTTCTATACTGGTAGTTCGTTCATTGATGATTTCTTGGTTACGCACTTATCCATTACCATTGATTCGCTATATAACGAAGCGCCAGACGAGAATATGACTGGGCTTATCGTAGCTCAGAATAATATCCTTGTTGGGTTTGTGGGTAATGAATTGTGCTTTTCGGAGATTGATAAGCCTTGGGCGTGGCCTAAGCGGTACAGGCTCGTATTCCCTCATACAATAGTTGGATTAGCATCGATTGCAGGTGCTATCCTAGTGCTAACCGACTCCTACCCGTACTTGGTTAGCGGTAGCTCGCCAGAAGCCATGGCCTACGCTCGTATCGACGCTCCATACCCGTGCGAATCCAAGCGCGGCATAGTCAATCTAGGCTATGGCGTGATCTATCCAACTCACGGCGGGTTGGCCATATATAGCCCGTCTAGCGGGATTGATATTGTCACCAAACAAATTTACGATTGGGATACGTGGAATGAGATTGACCAAACAACAATTGTGGCTGCTTTTTCTGCAAACAAGTATTTTGCTTCTCATGCCGGAGGAGCGTTCATTTTCGAACGGGATGAAAAATCTGGCGGGTATTTTGTAGACATAAGTGCAAAGTTTGACGCAGCCTATTATGACACTGTTTTTGATAAATTCTTCTTTATAGATAACGCAACTAAAGAACTTAGAGAGTGGGATCGGTTAGACCAGCCCGCTATGTCATTTGAATGGAAGTCCAAAGTTATCATTACTGAGGGCTACACCAATATCGGTGCTGCGAGGATATTTGCGGATTACGCAGGTTTGCTGTCTGATTTGGTAGCAATTCAAGATTATAATGCAGCTGCCGTAGCATATAATCTAAGTATTCGGGCGATCACTAATCAATTCGGTTGCTTTAATGGCCCCGCTGGGTTTACCAATTCTACAGGGGCAAAAGTTTACGCTCCCGGTGGGTTTAACTCGATTGGGTTTAACCGGGGTGCAGCTTCCTTGGTGCGGCTGCCTATCGCTATTGACTCCATAAAGAGTCTGACGTTCCGTATGTGGGCAAAGAAAGAGGAAGTAATAGCTACGACTATTACTTCCGACGCCACATTTAGGCTTCCTACCGGGTATAAAACCGACACATTTGAGATATCCGTATCTGGCAATACCCGCGCTAAAGCTATACACTTTGGCGAGACGCCGACTAGTCTGAGGGAGGCCTGATGAGTTTTTCATCCATACCCCCCGTTCCTCAAGCCGGTCTGCAGGACTGGCACTTTCGCTATCTTGATAGTGTAAAGCAAAACGTGGAACAGTTAACTGGGCAACGCAGGGCCGACCATGGTGCAGCCGCTGTGTTGCGCGGGGACATAGACGCTACCCCAGTCCCTTCTCTCTCTGCAGCTGTACAGTTTTCCGGCGCTGTTACTGTCACTTACACCGATTTTCATAATTTGCTCTCTACAGTTCAAGCGCTTATAAATGATGTCGAGTCAGTACGACAAACCGTAAATACTCTTATAGTCCGCATGAGGGCATGACATGGCTAAACCGAACGTACCAACGTCTAATCCGGCTGAGTTTGTTGCCCCGCCGCTCCCACCTGCTGTAGAGGCTATCCTTGCCATGCAACCCACTACACCGACTCCTCAGCAAACGCCGCCTCAGCCATTTATGCCCCAGAGCAGCCCTACGTTTGACATCCGCGCGGGTCAGACTATGACCCCGCAGGGCTACGCGTACGGTGGCCGGGTTCCTCATTACGCCATGGGTGGTCCTGTGCCGCAGCAAGTTGGCCTTATGCCACAACCCGGTATGGGTGGCCCTATGCCGCAGCAAGCTCCCCAGTCGATGCAACAGATAACGGAGCGTATCCATCAGTCGATGATGCGGGCTGTGCAATCTGGAAAAACCACCCCGCAACGTATCAATACCCTTATGCAAATGGCCATTGCTGCGCAGCGGAATCCAAATTTATATCCGCAGCTTCGTGCTATAGCTATTCAGCGGAACCTTGCCCCCGATAAAGGGCTCCCACCTCAGTTTCGCCCGGAAGTAGTTCAGGCAATTATCGATGCCTGTCAGATGGTCCTAAAAATGGTAGGCGGTGAAGGGCAACCGTCCGCTCCACCGCCCGTCGCGCAACCGCCTCAAATGGCCGCTGGTGGGCGTATCCCTATTTCGGCCAGCCCGACCAACAGCAAAACCGGTGTCAAGGATGACGTTCCGATCCGGGTGTCCGGTGGCGAGTACGTCATTCCGAAGCACATCGTGGAAGCCAAGGGTACGGAATTCTTTGACAGTATGCTCACCAAGTACAATGAGGGGAGCAAATGACCCTTTCATCAACTGTAAGCCGCGCCACTAAAGTTTCAATGGGGGTTAACCATGTTTGACGATTGGGGTGGCGGTTGGGATAGTTTCGACTGGGGCGGCGGCGGTGGCTGGGGCGGTGGCTGGGGCGGCGGGTCCTCCGAACCATTGAACGTTACATCGCCGCTGCCAACTTACGCTGAACCGGCGCAACCCTCCGACACTCCTAACTACGACATGTATAATCCGGTCTATTCCGACTACTATTCCGGAATAAATCCCAGTCCCGGCTTACCATCGCTCTACACTCCATTTCCAACAAGCATGACGGTGCCCTACCGCGCACTGCCTGAGGGAATGGGCTGGCCCGTTGACGGAGGCAGTCCGACCAACCCATTCCCGTACGCTCAGTACGTACCGGCGCAGCAGTCTTATAGTGACATATATCAGCCAGCCGATAGGGGCGTGCCTAATAGTACTATAGCTAATGTCCCAGTAGGCGGTGTCCCAGTAGGCGGTGTCCCAGTAGACGGTAGCCAAACACCTGAAGAAATCAGGGACACCGCAAACCAACTTAGAGAGGGTGATCCCGCGCCATTGACCAGATCGCTGCTAAGCACGGTTGGTAACGCTGGTAGTGCTGGTAGTGCTGGCAGCGGGTATCCTCCTTACAATATTTTTGCTGGTGCCACGGACAGCTACGCTGGTCCCGGCTTTACTACAGGCAATGGCCAACCGCCCCCGAGGGCTGGCGGCGGGGGTCCTCTTTTCAATCCTCTTGGATTTAACTATTCCATGGCCAACATAAATAATACCCCACCCGGCGGCTGGATACCGTCTGGCAGTAACAACAACAACAACAAAAGTAGCGACGATAAAAAAGCCGGTGGCTTCAATATGGCCGAGACGCTAGGCAAACTTGCCACTTCTGGTATATCGTCTGCTCTGTCAGCGTATGGTCCTGCAGCACAGTCACAGTCTGCTATGATGGAACAGCAACGCCAGATGTTGGCAGACGCTAGTATTGCGGATAACGCTAGGCGTGCCGAACAGACCAAATTGTTTAACTCTGCATCAAACGACTACCAGAATATTATGAGCCCAGAAGACCGCTATAAGCGGGCATATGGGGATGTTATTACTTCATCCAATACCGGTAACGTGGCCCACGCCCGCGAAATGGCCCGCTCTGGTCGTACTTATGGTGCCGCTGAACAGCGTCGTGGAAATGTGATGCAGTACGCCGCAGCTGATACAGCTGGTAACGCGGCTTCCGATAATGCTGCGACTACCAGAATGAAAGCTGCCGGTGTGTTATCCGGCATGTATCCCTCTACGTTTAACCCGCAAATCGCTTCAGGGTATGGCTCGCTGGCTAATTCGTATGGAACCCGTGCTGCCGCTACTTCGAAGGGCATCGGTGAGATGGCCGGTCTAGCCACTACTGGGCTATTCAATAGCCAGTTCATGAAAAACAGACTTAACGCACCAACACCGACTACGGATGAGACATCATGAACTTTCTGTTTGATGCTGCTGCTCAAATGCCTGAGGTAAACGAAGGTATAGAGGCGGGTATGAAGCTCAGCGAGTCTGGCCGCAATATCGCCATGAAACGTAACGAAGCCGAGCTTAAAATAGCCGCTGACGAGATGGCTTCCCGTGACCGGCTCAACATGCGGCCTGAGACGCAGGACATACGGACTGCTGGAATAGTCACGCCGGGCTGGCTCTCGGGAGCGACCCCCTCAGGCCCCAACGCTACGCAAGTAGCCGCCGCCGCTCCTGCCCCTGCTGCTGTCGCTCCTCCGGACATGATCCCGGCCCCCGCCGGTGGTTATGGCCCCATTATCCCTGAGGCTGGACTGAGCGGCCCTTTGGTTTCTCCATCTTTGTACGAACGCGGTATGGTCGGTCCACGGGCTGCAGCAGACGTTGCTACCGGTCCGATCCGCGCAGGTCTCGACTTCCTAGGCCAGTCGGCCAACGCTGTACGTTCTGCGGGTGTGTGGGCGGGTATCGCGGACCCGAACAAGCCAATGCCGTATGGCGGCGGATGGGGCGTATCCGAGCCATACTCCGCTCCTTCCAGAATTTATGCGAAGGCTTTGGAAGAGGGGCGTGTCGTCCCGGAAGCTGCCGATGTTAACGCTGGCAAGCCAGACGCGGTTAACAGGATCGCGCAATACATCGTGGATAAGAACACCGGTTTTGCCACTCCCGATGAAGCAGCCGCGAAGAAAGCTAAGGCTCCTGCTGACAATACGCCCGCTGCACAAGCACTTGCAGACACGCAGGCTGCTACCGGTCTTGCTGTTCCCGGTACCCCGCTTAAGGGCGCGCCGGTCGGAGCGCTGACCACAGCTGGTCTGGCTGCGCCGGGCAGTCCGTCTGCTGCTGTGGCAGCGGAGGGTGCGACAAACTTCAATATGGAATTGCGTCGGGCGATGTCTCAACGCGACGTAATCATCAATGCGGCTCAACGCAATTACAATATATTCATGCGGAAGGCACAGGAGGCCGACATCATGGCTAATGCGCAGCTGCGTGTCTCCAATCCGCAGGGTGCCAAGACGTACCGAGATGAAGCCGATCTAGCTCGCCAGAACGCTATTAGCACTCAGACTGATATGGTCGGGAAAGTTGGCCAGTTCGATGCTGCCATCCAGACCAATATCCTCGGGTTTGCTACTGATCGCCTGAACGCTTACGGCGACACAGAAACGATTTCCAAGGTGTTCTCCCAGCAAGCTGACCAGCCTATCGCTATCCGTCCATCTGGCACGCTGGGTGCCGATGGCAAACCCACGTACAATATGTGGCTGCAGGGTAAATCCGGTGAGTGGACAGCTGTATCGGATGCGAAGTCCGGTAAGGCCACACCGATGTCGGCCATAGACATCGCACAGCGGGCTCAGATCAGCGTCAGCTCTGGCTACCGTGGTCAGCTCGCTACTGCCGCGCACGAGGCGCAGCTTAAGGACGCCGAGTCACGGCGCAAGATTGTAGAAAAGACGTACGAGAACGTGGCCGAGAGAAACAAGGCCATCGATGTATGGAAGGCCACGGAAGGCGCTGGGTATAAGTTTGCTCCCAACCAGAGCGATACGAACGGAATGACGTTTGTGAGCCACGACGGTAAGCTAATGCGGTTCGTTGTTCCGCCAGTAGATAAGTCTGCTCCTGCTGTGCCTGCGCCTGTACAGTATTATGGGAGAAGCCAATAATGGCTGGGCTTATCTGGACTGGAGAGGGTAGTGCCCCTGATTCCTCGCTTGGTACGCAGCCAGCGCTGCCTGCTTCCAGCATCGCTGCGGGCCTCCAAGCCCCCAGCGCTGCTGTTCCGTTTGAACAGGACGTAGCCAGAGCGTTTTCCAACTTCGGACCCAGCCAGTCAACTGTCCCCTCAGGACCTCCACCGGCTACTGTTGCGTATAATCCAGCGTCCAAGGAAGTGTTCGTCGCTGGCTACGGCACGTTTGCCGCCGACGACGAGACCGCTGCTGCGACCTCCTTTGGCCATGTGAAAGCCAACACTACCGCTCCGATCCCGGCTGGCTTCACGGCGCTCGACTCGAACAGCTACGCTCAGCACGTTAACGAAATAATCGACCCCGGCATTATGCGCTTAGCCAGCCGTGGCTGGAGCAGTGGTATCGATCAGGCCAAGCAGCTTGGCGGTTACGGTCTTAAGTTCTTGGGCGCTGAGCAAACTGGACAGGGCATTGTCGACAGCGCCACAAAGAGCCTGAACAAGACCTCAGTGTACAGCAGCGAGTTCACCGATACTGGTCTGGCCGGTGGTGAGAAGTCGGTGCTCAACTGGTTTGTGTACAACTTGGCCCAGCAAGGGCCAAACCTGCTGGCGTTCCTAGGCGCGTCGATGCTGGGTAACGTAGCCGGTAGCGCAGCCTACGGCACGGCTGCCGGTGCTCGTGCTGCCAGTGTGGCCGGTCGTATCGGCGGTCTGCTTGGCAAGGCCGAGTACCAGACAGCGGTTACCTCTGCTGCACAGCGGTACGCCGCTGCACAAGCACTTCCTGCAGCAGAGCGCGCCGCTGCTATGGCGGCTATTCCGGAAGAAGTAACACTCCTCAAAGAAGCCAGCGGCATGGTTGGCGCGGCTCTGTCCTCCGGCGCACTTAACTACGGAATGGGCGTGTCGTCCATCACCCAAGAACAGGAAGAAGCTGGCACTGGGCGTAACCGCCTGACGGCCTTGACCGCTGCTGTACCGTGGGCAGCGATGGAATCGCTCCCTGAATTCGCCGGTATGGCGACCCTGTTCGGCAAGATCATGACTTCCGCTCCCGGTCTCAAGGGGCGCGCTATTGGCGCTGCCAAAGCTGGCGCTGTTCTTGGTGGTCTGGAAGGTGTGACCAACGCCTCACAAGATCTGATCCAGATGGCTGTTACCAAGCCAGAGAACATCGCTACCCACGAGGGTGGCAAGCGGCTGCTTAACTCGTTCGTGGCTGGCGCTGCTGTCGGCGGTCCGCTGGGTGCTGCGGCTCATGCCGTCTCGCCGTACGTCCCGCACGACCTACTTAACCGTGACACGATCAACGCGGTTAATAACCGGGAAGCCAACGAGCGGGCTGCGCGGCTCGCCAGCAGCACTGCCGAACCGACGTATCAGAACCTCGACGATGCCCAGCTATCGATGTTTGGCACGCTGCCTGTACAGATGGCCCCCCCTCAGGCTGGTCTGTCTAATGGTGTTACGCCACAAGGCGGTTACGCCGCTCCAACCCAGCTGGACCTTTTCCGCAATGCGGAACCGCCCACAGGGTTGCCGCTGTTCGATGCGCCGCAACAGCGGCAGGCCCCTTCTGCCGGTGCTCAAACTCCGCTGTTCGATAATCTCCCGGAGCAGCGGGCTCCTGTACAGCAGGCACCGGCGCTATCGACACCACAGCAGCTTAACCTCCCGTTGGAAGGCCAGCAGGGCGAGCTTAACCTCGGCCCCCCGGTCGGGCTCCCTCCCAGTGTAGTCGCGGCTAATCGCGCTGCTGCGGCTGACGCAGAACTGTCCGCCCAGCAGATTTCCCATGAAGCTGCACGGCGGGCTCCTAATCCTGTTCTATCCGTAAAACTGCGTAAGGCACAGGAGCAGGCCGCTGCTCGTGCTGCAGTGCAACAAGCGGTTCAGCAAGCTGCTGAGAAGCGCGCTGCAGACAACGCCGCACGCGCGTATGCGTTCCAACAGGCTGAGGCTCAGCGTGCGCAGCAGGAACAGGCTGCCCGCGATGCCGCCTTGGTACCGGCGCTCAATCAAGCGGCTGACATCAAGATCGCCACGGATGAGCAGAACACCCCCAAGCGTGACCGGCTCAGGCAGGCTGAGCGCGCAGCGGCTCGCCGTAGCAAGGTTTCTGGGCAACCAGTTGTGGAAACGCCCCCTGCTGAGGCTCCTCAGCCTAAAAAGGCTAGTGCAGCCAGCAGGTTAGCGGTTTCAAAAAAAGTTGTGGATAACTCAAATAATGTTGAAGGCGCTTCTGCTGCCGCTCCTGTTGCTGAAACTGCTGTGGGTTCTAATCCTACTGCTACGGCTGCTCCTAAGGGCGAGAAGATTAAGCGCCCGCGCAAGCCTGCTGCTAAAGCCGCGCCGGAAGCGGTGGTGGAGAAAGTAGAAATTCCTAAAGCCGCGCCGAAACCGGTGGCGGCTAAAGAAGCCCCGGCTCCAAAAGTAGATCTCAAGAAGGGTAAGGCCGCAGAGGCCGCTGCTACCGAAGCAAACCGTGATGCGTGGGTGCAGGCTGAGCCCGGCAATATGACCGAGGAAGCTGCTGGTGCTCAGTACGACGCTCTGCCAGCCGAGCGCAAAGAGCAGTGGGCAAAAACACGGGCTAACCCGAAGGCCAAGCTCGATGCTGTCCGCAACACCATCGCCAACGAAGTTGCAAAGAGTACCGAGCGCACGGCTGTCGCTGAGAAGCTGAAGAAGGGCGCTGGTAAAGTAGAAGCACGAAGCACTGAGTCGTATGGCGCGAAGGGTGACGTTATCCTCGCCGGACCTGCTCCAAAGCCAAAACCGTCGACCCCTAAGCCGGTGCAGAAACTCAAGGCTGAACGTTTGACGGAAGCGACTAAGCTCGCCAATACGGACGTTATGCCCGATGGTAACGTCAACCGGTTCCATGTCGGTGAGATCGACAGCTTCAACAAGATGACGGTTGGAGAGCAGAACGCCATCGTGCAGGCGTTCGGTTCGGTCGGTGAATATGCCGCCGCTATCCGCAACGCTGTCAGCACTTTGGACCGTATTCGCTTCCTCGCTGCAAAGAAGAAGCTGCTTGCCGACCATAACCATACGGCTGAAGGCCCCGGTGCAGCCACCCTCGACAGCTGGAAGGATGCCCCCGGTTTCAACAGTCTGGTCGATGACAAACCAATTAAGCCCATGGCCGCTGGACAGGTGCGGCTGGCAGTAAACGCGTTCGTCAGCAAACTGCGTGTTAAGCCGAAGGTGTCGGTCTACGCCAACCAAGCTGACCTCAAGGCCAAGAATCCCGAGTTGTACAAGCGTGCGGCGGCTGCTCGCCAGCAGGGAGACTTTGATACAGCCAACGCTGCAGGTTATGCGTTTGGCAACGGCAATATCATCGTATTCTCTGACAACATCTACGGCTCCCAGCATCTGCGGTTTGTTCTCGCGCACGAAGCCCTAGGGCATTTCGGCCTGCGCAGTATCTTGTCGTCGTCGGAGCTGAACTCCGCGCTTAATCAAGTGTACAACAACAGCGAGCACGCGCAGCAGAACGTCGATGCTGCCATGGCATACCGCAACATCTCCAAGCTGGAAGCCATCGAGGAGTACCTGTCGGACTACGCCGGGTCCATCGAGTCGAGCCTTATCAAGCGCCTGAGCGCTATGATTAAGAACGCTCTGAATAAGCTGGGCTTCAAGTTCGATGACGATATCACTCGCTACCTGATGGACCAGTCCAAGCGGTACGTCCGTTTCGGCCAGCCTGCTGCGCTGACCGGCTCGTTCTTTGACCCAGTTGCCATGGGCACCCGTCTGACAAACCTCGAACAGTTGCTCGATCCGGACGGTTCTGGCCGGTTCTCCACCGTGCTTAATCCCATGCAGACCATGATCGGTCTGCAGGACGACGGTGGTGTGAAGGGTCCAGCTGCGAACAAGTTCGTCACTGCGTGGCGCAGCGTGGGTATAAACACCCCGGACAAGATGAAGACATTGTTCTCATTCCTTCATACGCTGAATCGTATAGCTCGTGAGAATCCCGGTCTCGCTAAGTTCTACGAGATCACGAGCAACATGCACAACAAGCTAAAAGAGCTTCGTGACACGTTCAGCCACATGCGCAGGCTGACCCTGCAGCGTGAGATCAAGGTACCCGGTACCAACTACGTGGTCCGCGCCGGGCTCGATAAGAAAGAGTACGCACAGCTTAACGAACTGCTCATGGCTGCCAACATCCATGGCCACAACACCGTTAAATACGCCGACGTGCGCCGCGTCACAGGCGAACTCGTTACGGTCGATGCGCTTGGTAACCCGTCAGTCAACGGAGAGGTGCTTAACCAGCTTCCCGATATGGCGC